CAAATATCCCTCCGGGGAAATATCGAGGAGGGCGGCGATATTTCCCCGGAGGGATATTTGAAAAGTCATTTTTGCATAAAACTATATTTTTTAAAGAGGAAAGTCAATGGAAGTTGGTCGAATCCCAGAAACTTATGATGATTACTTAGCCCATTACGGTCTAAACGTTAGATAAGACAAGTTTAAAAGGAGGGCGCGTGAATAAAGACAAAGAATCCAAGTCGTCTCGTCGACGCCGTCCTGCCACTTCTCCGGAAGCGAGAGAAAACCGCCTTATTTCTCTGGCGGTAGATCTGACAGAACAGCAGTTGATGGACGGAACTGCCTCCCCCTCGGTCATTACTCATTTTCTAAAGCTGGCTACGGAACGAGATCGGCTTGAAAGAGTTAAAATCGAGCGCGAGACCGAACTTCTCAACGCCAAAGTTGACGCCATCAACCAATCCAAGGAAATTCAGAAGCTGTACGAAAATGCTATGGCTGCGTTCCGCGGATATTCTGGGCAAGAGGAAGAAGAGCCTTACGAAGATGAAGACTAAATCTTACTCGGAGATGATTCAACACTCGACTCATGAAGAACGGGTAGAATACCTTATGCTTCATGGCTCCGTTGGACAAGACACATTTGGTTTCGATCGATATATGAACCAGGCTTTCTACAAATCTAGAGAGTGGAAAGATACTCGGAGACATATCATCCTTCGAGACGAGGGTTGCGATTTAGGCCTCAGAGACTATGAGATATTTGGTAGAATTCTGATTCACCACATTAATCCGATCTCTCCTAAAGACATAATTCATTCTTCGGATCTTCTGTTAGACCCAGAAAACTTAGTGTGTGTTTCTCACGACACGCACAATCTTATTCATTTCGGATACTCTTCGTCTATTATACCGCCTTACCAAGAGCGGCGACGAGGGGATACTAAATTATGGTAAGGAGCCATAGTATGTCTACTATTTACGACGAACTTAGCAATTCCTCTGATGTAAATCAGAATGATCCTAATCAAGAAGAGCTTTTCACCACCGATACACCCTCAACCAACGACCAAAATCATGCGACCCGCGATGATATTCTAGAGCCGGAGGATCAGAAAGAGGAGGTTGAAAACAAAAAGTTTGACTATCCTGCTTTTGAGGATGTTTTTCCCGAAGAGGATAACGACTCTAGTAAGAGTCTTCCTTCCCGCTACAAGGTAGTTCGAGGAGATACTATTCGAACTATTGCAGCTCGTTTTGGTATTTCCCCGGGATACCTTTCCGAAATCAATAATCTTGAAGATCCAAACACTCTTCGTAATGGATCGGTCCTCCGTCTTCAGAAGGAAGAATCCGCTGACGAAGACGATCAGGCTTCCGCTTCCGAAGAAGAGAGGGGATAAAACATAATGGAGAAAAGCATCCTCAAGTCTATTAAGAAAGTAGTGGGTGTCTCTCCAGACTACGACGTATTTGATGAAGATATTCTTATGGCCATCAATACGTCTTTCTCTACTTTAAACCAGCTTGGAATTGGACCTGAGGGTGGTTTCTCCATTGAAGATGAAACACCTACATGGTCTGACTATATTGGTGGAGACCCTAACTATAACTCAATAAAGACTTACATCCAACTCAAGACCCGCCTTCTTTTCGACCCTCCTGCGAATTCCATCATCAAGGGTGCCATCGACGAACAGCTTAAAGAGATTGAGTGGCGGTTAAACGTGCGGAGGGAGAATGATGTATGGAAGTCACCTACGACAACTACTTAGCCCACTACGGCGTCAAAGGCATGAAGTGGGGTGTGAGAAAAGACCAACACAGAAGCTATAAAGACGTAGCCACAAAAGTTGAGAATAGCACAACTCTTGATCGAGCTAAAGCAACGACCGGGATGTATAGATACTTTGCAACCGGCGGAAAGATGAAATCTTCTCAGAAGTATAGCGAAGAGTGGTACAATCATCTTGACACCGGAAAGAAGTACATCGAAAAAGGAAAAACACTAAACCGAGTAGTACGAGGTGTTGACGAAAGAGCTTTAGAAGGGCGTCTTTATGTAGCAACTCGAAAAGATGACTCGGAAATGTATAAAGCTACCATTCCCTACGTCCAAAAGAAGGGGTCTGCGGGAAAGAAGAAGTATCATTCGGTTTACCAGGTTAGTATGGAAACAAAGAAGAAGCTTTCCCTCCCTTCCGAAAAAGAACGAGTTGACACTTTTATCGAAACTCTGCAAACAAAGGACGGACGACAGTGGCTTAAGGATAATGGCTATCGCGGTGAGATCAACGAATTAAATGCTAAAGAGGTTGGCCTGAAGTATTATAAGAGGTTTAATAAATACGCAGGAAACCAGGCAGTGACGTTTAACGACACGTATTTCAACGCAGTTAAAAATAAAGGGTATGATGCAATCTTAGATGACAACGACGCTGGCGTTTGGAGTAAAGAACCAACAATTCTTCTATCTCCCAAATCCACAGTAAAGATCACTAAGGTTCGTCAGCTTTCGGCCGATGAGATTAACGAGGCCCAAAAGAACGTCATGAAACTTCGTGGGTTTGAAAAAGAAAGGGCTCGGGCATGACCGCAGGAGTGAATTATAATCTAGATTACGACAACTACTTAGCCCACTACGGCGTCAAAGGAATGAAGTGGGGCGTAAGGAAAGATCGACGGGGTGGAGCTAAGAGACAACGCAAGCAGACTTCTTCCGAAGACAAGCAAGAAGCTCGTCGGTTGATGAAGCAGACCTACACGAAGGGAACGCAATCTCTTTCTAACCAGGAGTTAGAAACCCTTAACCGTAGAATGCAGCTAGAGCAAAACCACAAAAATCTTCGAAAGAATACAGGACCTCTTACTAGAGCCGGAAAAAGTGCTGTGGTTACAATGGTTGCGGGAGCTGCGGGAGCTGCTTTAGCCTCCTATGCTAAGGATCAAGGAAAAGAGTACGCAGAGGAATACTTGCTTCCCTATCTAAAGAAAGCTGCGTCTAGCGCTAGAGCATAAGGAGAACAATGGCTCTCTCAAACACAGCAGTTCCCAAATACTATGGCGAGTTTCGAGAACAGGTTCTGCGTGGAGAGATTCCAGTCTGTCGAGAGATCTCTATGGAGATGAATCGAATAGACGACCTCATTGCAGATCCAAACTACTACTATGACGACCTCGCTGTTGAAGGTTTTGTCAAGTATTGTGAGAATGAGCTCACTCTGACGGATGGTAGCGACCTATTTTTGCTCCCTACTTTCAAACTCTGGGCCGAGCAGATATTTGGCTGGTACTATTTCGTTGATCGAAGCGTCTATGAGCCAAGCCCAGACAATCATGGCGGTCGATATGTAAAGAAGACCATCAAGAAGCGTCTCGTTACAAAGCAATACCTCATTGTCGCCCGAGGCGCAGCCAAGTCGATGTATGCTTCTTGCCTACAGTCTTACTTCTTGAACGTTGACACGTCGACCACGCACCAGGTTGTCAGTTCTCCAACCATGAAGCAGGCTGAAGAGATCATGGGGCCTCTTCGAACTGCCATCACAAGATCTCGAGGTCCGCTTTTCAAGTTCCTTACAGAGGGATCAGTGCAGAACACCTCGGGAAGCGCAGCCAATCGAGCAAAGATGGCCTCCACGAAGAAAGGTATTGAGAACTTTCTCACCAACTCCCTGATTGAGATCCGTCCGATGTCCATCGACAAACTTCAGGGACTCCGTCCTAAGGTCACAACTATTGATGAGTGGCTTTCTGGGGACATCCGAGAAGATGTTGTGGGTGCGGTAGAGCAAGGTGCTTCTAAGATGGACGACTATCTAATCCTTGCGGTAAGTTCTGAAGGCACGGTTCGTAATGGTTCCGGCGACACAATCAAAATGGAACTTCAGGACATCCTCCGAGGAGACTATCGCGCCCCTCATATTTCTATCTGGCACTACAAGCTTGATGATCTTGAGGAAGTTGCCCATCCTGAGATGTGGGCGAAGGCTCAGCCGAATATTGGAAAGACTGTAACGTACGAGACATATCATCTTGATGTCGAGCGTGCTGAAAAGGCGCCTGCTTCTCGAAATGATATTCTTGCAAAACGTTTTGGAATTCCAATGGAAGGCTACACGTACTTCTTTACTTATGAAGAGACGATCCCTCACCGTCCGAACGAGTTCTGGAAGATGCCGTGCTCTCTCGGAGCCGACCTCTCGCAGGGCGATGACTTCTGTGCGTTCACATTTTTGTTTCCGCTACACGACGGTTCGTTTGGTGTAAAGACTCGAAGCTATATTACTTCCCTCACCCTCTCTAAGCTTCCAGGAGCAATGAGAATGAAGTATGAGGAGTTTATCCAAGAAGGTTCGCTCCATGTTCTAGAGGGAACTGTTCTGGACATGATGGAGGTCTATGACGATCTTGATCAGTTCATTATATCTTGCAGCTACGACGTCAGAACTCTTGGTTTCGACCCATACAACGCTCGCGAGTTTGTGGAACGCTGGGAGCGAGAGAACGGACCGTATGGAATCGAGAAGGTTCGTCAGGGAAGTAAAACTGAATCGGTTCCTCTGGGCGAACTCAAGATTCTTTCAGAAGAGAGAATGCTTCTCTTCGATCAAGAACTCATGTCTTTCACGATGGGAAATGCCATCACTCTGGAAGACACAAACGGCAACCGAAAGCTCCTTAAAAAGCGTCTTGACGAAAAGATTGATAATGTCGCCGCTTTAATGGATGCTTATGTTGCCTACAAAGCCAATAAAGAAGCTTTTGAATAGGAGTAAACATGAGCACAATTTATAGCGATTTAGACTATGACGAGTATCTGGCTCACTACGGCGTCAAAGGTATGAAATGGCGTCCTGAGGGGCAGCGAGGTTTGCCTTATGACGCAAAGAACGCCGCTTCAGAAATTCGAGATGCTTATAAGGGAGGAGATTCCGGGTACGGATCTCTTAGAAAGTTCACTACAGATCGCCACGCCAGAGGGGTTGTGAATCGGGCGGCCAAGGTGGGTGAAAAAGCGCAACTCATTAAAGACGCTTCGGAAGAAATTCAAGTATCTGCAAAGGGCGGCGATTTTGGGTATGGTTCGGTCCAGTCTCTAGTAAAAAGCGATAAGCTAGCCCGTGATATTGTGAATGCGGCCGCATACGCCGGGGCGCAAAAGAAAAAGATCGATCGACATCTTTCTAGGGCGTTTGCAAAGTATGTTAGGAGGTAGTCATGTCAGTCGAATACGACAACTACCTAACCCACTACGGCGTAAAAGGAATGAAGTGGGGTGTGCGAAAGGACCAAAAGCGGTCTAGCCGACAACCAAGGACTGAAGAGCAAAAAGCTAAGCGAAAGCAAATTGCCAAGAAAGTAGCCATTGGCGTTGGTAGCGCAGCGGTTGTTGCTGGCGGAGCTTATGCGGCCTACAAGTTTGGACCAAAACTCAAGAACGTGTCTGTAAAAGACCTTGGTTCTATGAGAAAGTCTAAAGCGGGTAAGAACTCATTTGCGAAAGTTCAATCAGAATTTCAAAATGCCTTGGCTTCTGACATTGACACCTCGGTTCGCAAGTTCAATTCCTACAAACAAACTGCAAAGAACTCGGTCAGCCTTGACAACTCTCGAAAGACTAAGAAAGCAACTAACGCTCTAAAGGATTTTGGGAGCCAGATCAAGAATCGAACAAGCCGGGAGGACGCCAAGCGAGCCAGAGTTAGTGCGCAGATCCTTAACGAGCAAAAGAACCTGTACAAGGATTCTGTGTTCGACCGAACTAACAGCATCACAAACAAGAGGGCTGCTAAAGAAACTAAGCGTCAAGAATTTCAAGAGAATGTTCAGCTTGCAAAGCAGGTTGTCAATAAAGGCGCAGAAGCTGCTGGGTATATTCGGAAGGACGTTAAGAGCGGAAAGAGCGTAAAGGACGCCTCCAAGCATCGTCTGGCTCAAGCGGGCGGAGACTTTGCTAAGGATATGTTCGATAAAGAACTTTCCAAGAAGTTTGGGAGGTAGTGTGACTGTCGCATTAGACTACGACGACTACTTAGCCCATTACGGCGTCAAAGGCATGAAGTGGGGTGTTAGAAAAGACCGAGGAAGCTCTAGTTCCAAACCCTCCAAGCGCGCTAAGGTTACTTATAAGGAACGTAAATCTTATGAGTACCAAAAGAAAGGGCTTTCCAAAGAAGAAGCAGACGCTAAAGCCGCTAAAGCCGCTAAAGTTGCCAAGGCTAGAAAAGCAGTTCTTATTCTGGGTGGAGTTGCAATGGTGGCCGCGGCAGGCTATGTAGCAGGAGACCGCCTTGCTAAAGACTACGTTGGCGTTAATCTAAAAAGCGGTGCAATGCTTCAAAATGTGAATAACATCGGCGGGTCTAAGCCTCAAAAAGAAGGTATGCTGTATGTCACATTTAAGAATCATGATAATAAACAGTATCGGTCCAGATTTGCATCTGAGGTCTTTATTCGTGATCGAAGCAAAGATGTTTTCTCTACCAAACTAAGCGCGATTGAACCCATTAAAGCTCCTAGTAACAAAAAAGCCGAGAAGCTTTACGAAGAGTACAAAAGAAAAGTTCGTGGTTCCGATCTTTATGCACCAGAGAATTATAAAGCTTTTAATAAGGACTTAAATTATGTCGGAAAAGAAAAAGACAAAAAAGCTTTCACCGACTTTATGAAATCAAAAGGGTATAACGCTATCATTGATTTGTATGACCAAAGACCTCTTTATGGGGCCAAAAAGCCAACAATTCTTCTGGACTCAACTAAGACTGCAACTACGGTCGGGCATGAGAAGCTTTCAGAATTTATGTCGGACAAAGGGACGAGTAGGATGTCCTCCAAAAAAGCATACCTTAAAGGTGCAAAGGTTGCCCTAGCCTTGGGGTCATTTGGAGTCGCTCCTTTTGAAGTTAATGAAGCGCTCAAAAAAAGATCAATGAACAAACAAGTAGACCAATACTTTAACGACCATCCAAACACCGAGATGTCCCCCACAGAGGTGTACATGATGATCGCTAAAGATCGGAAGAGAGGAGGTGACAATGCCGCCTAGTATTAAAGATCGTCTAGCGCACGCCTGGAATGCGTTTAATAACAACGACAAAGACCCGGAAGATGACTACCGTCTTAATTATCAGTATGCGGGTCCGCAGCTAATTCGCCCCGATAAGATTCCGATTCGTATCACAAATGAAAAGACGATTGTCGTCCCGATTCTTAACCGACTAGCGATGGATGTCGCTGCGGTATCCCTCAAACACGCGAGGGTTGATGAAAACGACAACTATCTCGGAGATATGGATAGCGATCTGTCTAATTGCTTAAACATAGAAGCAAATCTAGACCAAGCGGCCACCGCCTTCAGACAAGACATTGCAATGACTTTGTTTGATCATGGCGTTGCTGCTATCGTCCCGGTCGACACTTCACTAAATCCGAATAAAACCGGGGGTTTTGACATCAAGACGCTTCGGGTCGGAGAGATCACCGCTTGGTATCCTCAGCATGTCAAAGTAAATCTCTACAATGAAAAAATTGGTAAGCGTCAAGAAATTGTGCTTCCCAAGAAGTTTATCGCAATTGTAGAGAACCCTCTATATTCAGTCATGAATGAGCCCAACTCAACTCTCAAGCGGCTCATGCATAAGCTTAATCTTCTTGACCAGATTGACGAGCAAAACGGGTCGGGTAAGTTGAACATGATTATTCAGCTTCCCTACGTCATTAAGTCAGAAGCACGAGAGAAGCAGGCTGAACAGAGGCGCACCCAGATTGAGATGCAGCTTCGAGAGAGCAAGTACGGCATTGCCTACACGGATGGAACTGAGAAGATTACTCAGCTGAACCGTCCGGTTGAGAACGACCTTCCGCGTCAGGTTGAAAACCTAACCGATCTTCTTTACAGCCAACTTGGCCTAACAAAGGAGATTATGGATGGTACTGCTGACGAACAGGTCATGCTCAACTACAACAACCGAACTATTAAGCCGATTGTCAAGGCTATTTCGGAGGCAATGACTCGAACGTTCCTTTCGAAGACAGCCCGAACTCAGGGTCAAAAGATCATCTTTGTTAAGAATCCGTTTGAGCTTGTTCCAGTCAACAACCTTGCAGAGATTGCTGATAAGTTCACTCGAAACGAAATTCTTACGGCAAATGAGATCCGTTCTGTCATTGGCGTTCGTCCTTCCGATGATCCGAAGGCAGACAAGCTAGTGAACAGTAACATGCCTCAACCCCCAGAGAGTGAGATTCCTCCGGTTGAAGCGGAGTTAGCGCCTGAAGAAGGCGACTACTAAAAGTTTGAAAGGAGACTTCAAAATGGAAGCTGATTTTAGCGGCTACGCTACTAAAGTCGGTCTGAAGTGTTCTGATGGTCGAACCATCATGCGGGATGCGTTTGCTTCTCAAGATGGTTCCAAGGTGCCGCTAGTCTGGCAGCACAACCATCACGACGCTTCTAATGTTCTCGGTCATGCAATGCTCGAGAACCGAAACGACGGCGTTTATGCGTACGGTTTCTTTAATGAGACAGACGCAGGACAGAACGCAAAGGCTCTTGTTCGACATGGCGATATCAATGCGATGTCTATCTATGCGAACAACCTTGTCGAAAAGTCGCGCAATGTGATGCACGGTCAGATTCGCGAGGTGAGTCTGGTTCTTTCGGGCGCAAACCCAGGCGCCCTAATCGACAATGTAAACATCCGACACTCCGATGGTTATCTAGAGGAACTCCCCGATGAGGCCATCATTACCACTGGTCTTTCACTGAAGCACGAAGATAATGCTGACGAGACCGAAACCGATTCCACTTCTAACAATTCTAACGAGGAGAAGAACATGGCTGAGCGCACCGTACAGGACGTCTTCGATGAGATGACCGAAGAGCAGAAGAACGTTGTCTACTTCATGATCGGCACCGCCCTTGAGGACGCGGGCGTCGATACTGGAGCAGAAGGCGATGGCGAAGAGGAAGAACTCGCACAGTCTGCTGTTGGTCCCGACAGCTACATCACTCACAAGGAAGCATTTGAGATGACTCGCAACGTATTTGAGATGGCAGCAAACGAGAACTCCATCAAGCACTCTAACGACCGTCCGCAGCTCGACTCTGATGAGGTGCAGGCGATTGTCCACGACGCTCAGAAGATCGGCTCCTTCAAGGAAGCTGTTCTGATGCACGCAGACGAGTACGGCATTGAGAACATTGACTACCTGTTCCCGGATGCTCGCACGATCACCAACACCCCGGAGTACCTCAAGCGTCGTACCGAGTGGGTTGACAAGGTCCTGGGCGGTATCAAGAAGTCTCCGTTCACCCGCATCAAGTCGGTTTACGCTGACCTCACTGCGGAGGATGCCCGTGCTCGAGGCTACGTCAAGGGCAACCGCAAGAAGGAAGAGATCATCAAGCTCCTGAAGCGAACGACCGAGCCGACCACCATCTACAAGAAGCAGAAGCTGGATCGCGATGATATTATCGACATCACCGATCTGGATGTGGTTGCTTGGATCAAGGGAGAGATGCGCCTGATGCTCGACGAGGAAATTGCCCGCGCGATCCTCATTGGTGATGGTCGTGAGTACGGCAACGAAGACAAGATCGACGAGACCAAGATCCGTCCGATTGCATACGATGACGACATGTATGCGCACCAGGTTGTGGTTGACTCCAGCGCAAACGCGGAGGCCATCATCGAGGCTATGATCCGTGCTCGCTCGGCATACAAGGGTTCCTCCCAGCCGACTCTGTTCACCACTCTGCCGTTCCTGACCGATATGCTTCTGGTCAAGAACAAGATTGGCGACCGCGTCTACGAGTCCAAGGAAGACCTGGCAAACGCTCTTATGGCTAAGGAGATCGTTGAGGTCGAGGTCATGGAGGACACCAATATTCTCGGTATCTACGTGAACCTTCCGGACTACACCGCTGGTGCCGACAAGGGTGGCGAGGTGTCCATGTTCGACGACTTCGACATCGACTACAACCAGTACAAGTACCTCATTGAGACCCGCATGTCTGGTTCCCTGACCAAGCCGAAGTCTGCTGTGGTCATCAACCGTGCTGCTGGTATCAGCGTCACCCCGATTTCCCCGTCCTTTGACTCCGCAACCAACACGGTGAAGATTCCGGAGATTGAGGGCGTGATCTACAGCATCGAGGGTATTGAGGTTCCTTCCGGTGACGAGAAGATCACCTCCACCACCGAGGTCCAGGCTAAGCCTGCTTCCGGTTACGCCTTCCCGTCCAACATCGTGACCCACTGGACCTTCGTTCCGACTGAGGTCTAGTCAATGAGGTTCTGCGGCAAAGTCGGTTACGGCGAAACCACTGAGGTCCGCCCCGGTATCTACGAAGACGTTATCACGGAGCGTACCTACTACGGGGATGTCATTCGCAATTCAAGGCGTATGAATGAAATTGGCGACCGGGTTGTTGGCGATATTTCGGTCAGCAATCGCATCAGTGTAGTCGCCGATGAATTTGCCTATGAGAACTTCTTTAACATGAAATATGTCGAGTGGAATAACGTTCTATGGGAGGTCTCTGAGATTGACGTAGAGCGTCCTCGACTTATTTTATCATTAGGGGGTGTTTATCATGGGCCGACGCCTTGAGCTCCAGTTTTTGCTTGAGCAAATTCTTGGTAGTAGAAACGTATATTTTCAACCCCCATCCAACATAGTCTTAAAATTTCCCTGCATTATATACAACAGAGAGCGGTTTGAAACAACAAATGCAGACGATATAGACTATCTTACTAGAACTCGCTATGAGGTCACGGTTATAGACCGAGATCCAGAAAGCAATATTCCCCGTCGAGTTAATGAAATTCCGAATTGTTCTCACAATCGGTTTTTCACGAACGACGGGTTAAATCATGACGTATTCGAACTCTATTTTTAGGAGACTAAAATGGCTAAGCTTGCATGGGATGCTCAGGGCTCCCGAATTTACGAAACCGGCGTCAGCCGAGGTGTTCTTTACTTGAACGAACCGTCCCAGTCTAAGCCCTACTCTAAGGGTGTTGCTTGGAACGGCCTTATCAGTGTTAATCAGTCCCCGTCGGGTGCCGAGCCGCAGCCGATTTATGCTGATAACATTAAGTACCTGAACCTGATGTCTGAGGAGGAGTTCAGCGCAACCATCGAGGCGTACACCTACCCGGACGAGTTTGCTCGTTGCGACGGTCTGTATGCAGTTCCTGCTTCTGGAAATCTTGCGGCAAGCCTTTCGGGCATCACCATCGGTCAGCAGAACCGAGAGACTTTTGGTTTCTCTTACCGAACCATTCTTGGTAACGATGAGAAGTACAACAACTACGGTTACAAGATTCACCTGGTTTACGGCTGCCTTGCTGCTCCTTCCGAAAAGTCTTACCAGACAATTAACGACTCCCCGGAGGCGCTGACCTTCTCCTGGTCTGTTTCGACTACTGGAGTTGCTGTAAATGATGGGGCCGACACTCTTAAGCCCACCTCTCTCATTACTCTGAACTCCACCTTGCTTCCGAAGAAGTTTATGGATGCCATTGAGAAGGTCCTTTACGGGGATGCGACGACCGGTCCTCGCCTTCCGCTTCCGGATGAGGTAATTTCCCTCTACCGTTCAAACGCGGCTGCATAGAAAGAGAATACAGAGTGCTTAAGATTACAGTAGTAACGCGAGATGACTATGACGAAGAGCAAAACAAATTTGTTACTGAGTCTAGAGATGTTGTTCTTGAGCACTCTCTTCTTTCTCTTTCAAAATGGGAGGCAAAGTATGAGAAGCCTTTTCTAGGAAACCCATCTTTGGATTCCCAAGCTTTGGCTGACTACATTGAGTTCATGAACCAAGACGAAGAGCCTTTGGGAGAAGAACTCATTGCTAGTCTCAGCCAAGACAATCTTTCATTAATAAGTGAATACATCGAATCAAAACAAACTGCCACCTGGTTTAGTTCTATAGAAGATGAGGGAGCCGCGACTTTAAATCGCCAAGTCATTACGTCTGAGTTGATTTATTACTGGATGTTCTCTTACAGAATCCCCAAAGAGTGTGAAACGTGGCATTTGAATCGGTTAATTACTCTCATTAGGGTTTTTGGGGAACAGAACAAACCTAAGCAGAAGATCTCGCCGCAAAAACAGGCTGAGATGTATCGCGATCTTAATGAGAAGAGAAAAAAAGAGTTGAACACATCGGGATAAGGGTAATAATGACAGTATTAGATTTTGCAGCATCGCTGCCGTCTGCGGAGTCAATCAAGAAAAAGGGTCATGAAGGTGTAATTCTTTATTGTGCCCCTCCTCGAGCCGGTTGGATGAAAGCCAAACAGCCTCCTCGCTCATATCTTGATTCTCTTGATCAAAATGGAATTAAATTCGGTTTTGTTTGGCAATACCGTGGCGGAAACATCGGTCTTCAATCGTCTGATGTTGGTCGAGGACGAGAGGGCGGAGTCCAGGACGCTAAAGAAGCTCAGCGGTATCTTAACTCAGTTAAATGTGGAGGACATCCTGTATTTTTCGCTGTAGACTTTGACTGTATGCTTCGAGAGTGGAACGAAACGGTTTCTGAATATTTTCGAGGAGCCATTAGTGTTCTTGGAAAGCAGAGAGTTGGAATTTATGGACACTCGAAAGTCGTAGCTTGGGCGCAAGAAGATGGTCTTGTGGCTGATGCTGGAAACGGACGCTGCCTCGGCTGGGTTACTAGGTCGTGGAGCGCCCAAGACAAAGCCAGGGATTATGCGGTTCTTTATCAGGGGGTTCACAACGTAACAGGACCGGATGGGGTTCAGGTGGACATTAACGACGTGTACACCCCTGAGTGGGGTTGGCGTGGTCTTCCCGTTTCTCGAAAAGTAGAAGTTCCTTCGGTACGAACTAAGATGGTTCCTAAAAAAGGGTTTGAGAACCTCAAGCCTAACCCGGCTCACCGAGGAGATCCTCATTGGCTTCCTATGCTTCTTAAGGCGTTTGGAGTCCCTGTCAAGCTCATGCCCGGATGGGATCAGTGGGGGATGGGCGACTTTGATAAGATTTGGGGCGTGGGAAACCACCATACTGGGTCGAACAACACGTCCGAGTCTTATATTGCTCGAAACCCTAGGCTAGAAAACGGTCTATCTGCCCAGATTCATTTGTCTCGAACCGCTCCATATTACGCAACCCTCTGTGGAGTAGGCATTGCTTGGCATATGGGAAAGGGGTCTTATCCGGGTCTTCCCACTAATAACGCCAATCCGTTCCTCATCGGTATTGAGGCTCAGTCGGATGGTGTCAGCCGTTGGCCCGAAGGAATGCTCGACATTTACTATCGCATTAACGCGGCTATTCTCTGGTATCTTGGTCTCCCTGTCTCACATGCTATTTCCCACTGGGAGTATTCCATGGCAGCACAGGGAAAGTGGGACCCAGGCGCTGGAGACGGCGTATCCGGCCATGTTATGAACATGGATCACTTCCGTTCACGAGTACAGCACTACATTGACAATCCGCCATTCCTTGAAGGAGTTACTGAAATGACCAACCCGCTTGATGAAAAGCATTCCTCTCGTTACCCCGGTTCGACTTATACGGGAACTTTGCGAGATTTTATTCTCAACACCGACGCTCACTCATTCGCATCTCGAGTAAACACTGAGAAACTTCTCCTGATCGCGCAAGAGAACAACAAGATTCTCAAGTCTCTTGAAAAGCGAATCGACGTCCTCGAGAACCAGAACGCAACTTCTTAGGAGCAATCAAAATGGCATATAACAAGCAGACTTTGAACTCTGTAAATCAGATCGCTAATAACCTTTACGAAGAGCAGTCGTATTTTCGAGAGAAGAGCAACACCATTGTAACTATCATTGGTTTTGTTCTCACGGCCCTGATTTCTGGACTAACATATTTGGTCGAATCCGACACCGGTTCTCTCCCGTCTTGGGTACCTGGGGTGATTCCATTTCTGGGAATGATTCTTACTAGCCTTGGCGTGTCTCGGACTAAGAACGGCTGGACTAAGTCAAACCTCAAGTCTCTCGACAACGCTATCCTTGACACAATTGATGCCCATCAGGATGACAAGGTTGCTCCTCAGATCCCAGAAATTTACAACCCAGGTGTTCAGGAGGAATCTCCCGAGCGTGACTCTACTCGTGTGATTGGAGTGGAGCGAAATATTGCTGAAAGCATGGACTACGCAGCAAAGAAGATCGCCAATGAAGAACTTCGATAAAAAAGAGGCGATGCAATGCTTTAAGAAGATTGTTCATTCCGACCCGATGATTATTTTTATCTTGGGTTGGGCAATCTTCTCAAAGGGCGTGTCGTATCTTCCTTTAGGCGATGATCAACAATTCCGTCATCCGTTTGAGTCTAACATTTCAGAAGACTTCTTGGTTATCTTCTGGGTGGTAGTCGGCGCAAACGCAATGATCTCGGCTTTCGTTCAAAGGTCTGTGTATCAAGCCATATCATTTGCAGCGTGTATTGGAACTCTGGTTTTATGGGGGTTCGGATTCATCGTTTCGAAGGACTTCTTCTTCATGCAAACTGGGTCCATCTACATGGGTTTTGCTTTGGTTGCGGTAATCGCAATTAACCGAGGGCGGCGAAACCAAATTACGATAGAGAAGTCTGAGGAGTGACTATGGCTTTGAACATGGAGTCGTTAGGGCCAGTCGCGACACTGATTGCGTTTATCTTCTCAACCATTGTAGCGGCTTATGTGAAGATTAAGATGGACAAGACTGACGACACCAGTGAAGTAAGTAAGAAAGTTGAACAAGCAGTCAATCTTGACAAAGCCGTAGAGCTTCTTGCCAGGAGACTCAGTGCGGTAGAAGAAGACAACGCTAATTTAAAGAGTGAAAACGCGAGAATTATAGAGGAAAACACTCGGATTAAGCAGCGTCTGGAAGAGATGGAGGAGATAGAGGAAATTGCTAAAGAGCGGTACCCTCTTGTACTTCGAACTCTTAAGGACATGAGGGACGAAAACCCTAACACAAAAGTCTCCATTCCTTATCAGATTATGGACGACTTTAAATCTCTTTAAACGATTCAAAATGGGAGTAGGACATGGCAGGAATTGATCACTATTTTTTAAATGGACCTAGAAATTCTCGTCCTCACCGTTTTGGAATAGACCGGGGGTTTCTTCTATCCGAAGAAGAATATGTAAGCAGGCCTTGGCCGGGACTTATTTCAGTAGAAAACCAGCCAACCTCAAAAGATACAGAGTCTGTTTACATTGATGGAGAGCGTATTCTCTCTCTACCTCCGGTCTATGATGAGACTTTTATTCTAAAAGCGTACAGCTATCCTGAAACGTTTGAGCGATTTATGGGGGTTGATAATCCGACCAATCCTCTGAACCGAAGAAAGTCTTTGTATAAAGTTCATGATGTAGGAACATCTGATAGATTTGGATTCACCTACAGAACTAAGGAAGGTGACGGACGGTGGGTTGTACATATTTATTTAGGATGTACAGCTGAATTTCAGCCCTATAACTCTCAAACTGTAAACGCTAACGTTAATCTAACTGAATATGCTTGGAAAATTACACCAAACAAAGTCAACATTAAAGATGACATTTACACATCACACATTTCTGTACACACAGATGTGTTCGATGGACACCCTGGGCTTCTAGGAGAATTCTATCGTATTTTGTACAGCGGTCTTCATCAATCATATAAAAACAGATCTTTTAAAATTGAAAAACTTATTGAGTTTTTAGATTTTGTAGATAATCCTGAAGAATATCGACTATACAATGGATACGAGACGTCTGATGAATGGACTCTTGTGGGTCCAAACTATACCTATAGGTCATATTCTGATCCTAGTAGCTATAGGGGACTTAAACCAGAGTCTCAAGGAGACAAGTGGACTGCATACAAAATTGATGGTTCTGTAAATGAAGCAACCGGCCGATTTGATATTAAAGACGGCCCTTTAACTGAGGAGTAACATGGCTACTGTATCTGGAAAGTCATCTAATTGGATTGATTCTCAGATTAATGAGATTAAAAGCAGACTTAATGCTGTCGAAAGAGAAGTCCCGGTCAAGTATGAAGTCCGAAGCGATGGAAAGCTGTGGATTGAAACTAAGGGACAATCTTATGGAAAAAGTATTGGCTATGTTGTTGGCCCCGGAATTTATGTAGCCGGAACCAAATCAAGCACAAACTACCTCCCCAAGCCTCAAGACGCTGTTATTGGAGAAGCCTGGGTTGTTGGAAGTCAAGGAAACTTGTACATCAATAACGGAAGCCAGTGGGTTAACGCCGGTGCGCTTCAAGGTCCTAAGGGCGATCAAGGTCCTCCGGGACCGAAAGGCGATCGAGGGCCCGAAGGCAATCAGGGACCAGTCGGTCCAACAGGTCCAGCAGGTCCTAGAGGCGCTACAGGCCAAAAAGGTCCGGCCGGGCCAGTCGGTCCAACAGGCCTAAGAGGAGAACAAGGATTAAACGGACTTCTTTATACCGATCTTACAGGAGGCGATAATCTTAACGACATCAAAGAGGCTGGAGTCTACGTCCAAAATAAGAGTGTAGACGCGACGACAGAAAAAAACTATCCCGGATATTATGCTGGGTATCTGGAAGTCATTAACAATAAAGAGGGGGTTAATTCACATTCTTTCATTCTTCAAAGATACACCACTTACCTAGCGGCCGATATATATGTTAGAGTTTATTATCAAGGAAAGTGGAGAGATTGGCGTAGGTATTCTCCCTCCTAAGTTTAGTAAATATGTTCTCACTAGAATTCGACGGGGATTTCCCGCAGACTCGTAAGTTCCTAAATCGAGTCTCCACCACAAATATCAAATCAATTCTTGATAAGTACGGTCGGGAGGGTGTCTCGGCCCTTGCAGGAGCAACCCCGAAGGATTCTGCGCTGACTTCGGAGTCCTGGACGTACGAAACCGAAGCAACTAAAAACGGCGCAAGGATTGTGTGGTCTAACACAAACGTTAATAACGGTGTTAACATCGCAGTCATTATTCAAACCGGGCACGCCACGAGAAACGGAGGGTATGTCCGTGGTGTAGACTACATCAACCCAGCTTTACGTCCCATTTTTCAACAAATTACAGATGAACTCTGGAAAGAGGTGACAAAGTAGTATGGCGACAATCGACGAGCGCGTTGTCAAGATGCGCTTTGATAACAAACAGTTTGAGAGCGGCGTTAAAGAAACTATGTCGCTTCTTGACAGGTTCAAAAAAGCATTTAATTTCGATAAGTCCAAAGATAGTATCTCTTCGGTCTCCTCTGCTATTGGAAAAGTCTCGTTCGAACCCCTCCGAATCGGTATCGAGACGAGCCAGCAGGGTTTTGGGGCCATGCAGTCTATTGCACTTGGTGCTTTAACAAGCATTGGCGCTCAAGCAGTCCAGACAGGGAAGCAGTTAATTAACTCCCTCAGCATGGAGCAAATTAACGCGGGCTTCCAAGAGTACGAACTCAAAATGGGATCTATTCAGACCATCTTTGCGAATACTCGTGCTCATGGAACCTCGATGGATGAGATTTATAAAAATCTTGACGAGCTGAATACCTACGCAGACAAAACCATCTACAACTTTGGCGATATGACCCGAAACATCGGTCTGTTCACAAACGCCGGTCTTGAGATGGAAGAGTCTACGCAGATGATTAAGGGCTTCTCAAATGCCGCTGCGGCTTCGGGAACCAATGCTTCTGCGGCTGCGAACGCTGCATACCAGCTCTCCCAGGGCTTGTCTGCGGGATATTTGACCGCAATGGACTGGATGTCTCTGACGAACGCTGGCATGGGTAACAAAAACATGCAGCGAGACCTGATTGCTATTGCCGACGCTATGGGAACGTTTTCGAACGGCTCCAAGACAGCAGAAGACGCCACCAATGACTTCAAGGGGTCTCTTGCCGAGGGTCAGTGGCTCACTAAAGAGGTCATGTCGGCATATCTGCGAACCATGTCGGGCGATATGGATGATGCAGCTCTGGCGGCTATGGGTTTGTCGGAAGAAGTTCGTAAGTCCATGCTCGAAAACGCCAAGAACGGCGAAGAGGCAGCGACTAAGGTTCGAACGTTTACCCAGCTGATGGATACGCTTAAAGAAGGCGTCGGTTCTGGCTGGGCTCAGACTTGGGAACTTATTTTCGGTGACTTTGAGGAAGCCACCGAGCTCTGGACCAAGGTAAATGATCGTCTTGAGCCCATGCTCGCAAACATCGGAGAGGCCCGAAACGAACTTCTTAAGGCCTGGCGAGATTCTGGCGGAATTCAAAAGGCATTTGATGCTCTCGGAAACACCTTCAACTTCGTTGCGAGTGTCGTCAACGTTGTTAAAGAAGCTTTCCGGAATGTCTTCCCTCCTGTGACGGTAGACACGCTTAACGCCATCTCTGATTCGATGCTTGCTTTCTCCCAAAAGCTTGTTCTTAGTGACGAAGCGTCTGATAAACTTCGACGGACTTTCGAAGGTCTTTTCACTGTCGGTCGACTTGTTGGAGACGTCCTTGGCGCGGTTGCTAGCGCTGCGTTCGATTTCTTCAAGACAATTTCGAGTGGTTCTGGAAACATCCTCGATATTACCGCTGCTATCGGCGACTGGATTGTTAATCTTCGCGAGGCAATTCATGAGTCCGGGCTTCTTAAAGATATTTCTAGCATTGTTGGGTCGACGCTCTCCATTGTTTGGAAGGTTGTGACAGACCTAGCCCGCGGCTTTATTTCTTTGTTCGACGGAGTTTCGCTAAACACGGGCGGGTTTACAGGCCTTGTTCACGCTTTTGCAGAATGGCTCGAGCATGTTGCTGAAGCAATTCAAAATAGCAACCTTTTAACAGGCGCCTTTGAGATTCTCGGCGGCGTTGTCGGGGGCCTCGGATCTATATTCGGTTCGGCTTTGGGTGGGGTGGTTTCCCTTTCGAGCGCCCTAAGCGAATTTTCCGGAAACATATTTGGCTATATTGGTTCCGCGTTCTCATCCCTGTTTGATGCCGCTCAGGGAGTGTTTAACCTTCTGTTTAAGGGTGATTACACGGGTGGCATATTTGGTCTCGAAGAAGATAGCTGGATCGTCGGTGTTCTTCTTTCTATCAACGACGCGCTCAACACCCTTTGGAATAGCATCACCAATGCAAACTGGGGCGAGATTCTGGCCGGAGGCGGTGTTGCCATATTTGGCGCTGCTATCTGGAAGCTAAAGAATACAATTGTTGACTTTGTCGAGACAATTAAGGAAGACGGACTTAAACTTGGTTTCCTTGATTCCATCACGGGGACTTTCGACTCTGTAAAGGGCATGTTCGATCAGCTCACCGGAACTCTAGAGACTATGCAGCAAAACCTGCAAGCAGACACTCTTTTGAAGATCGCGGGTGCTGTTGGCATTCTTGCTGCTTCGGTAACAGTTCTGTCTGGCATTCCGGCAGATGATCTAATGAAGGCTTCTGCCGCTATCGGCGTATTGGCAGCCGAGTTGGTCGCAGCCATGGCTATGCTATCAAAGATTCAGTTCACTGGGTTTGCTAAACTTCCGGCTCTCTCTGCTGCTATGGTAGCGCTTTCCTCCTCGGTTCTTATTCTAGCCTCTGCTGTAAAGAAACTGGCAGATCTTGATCTCGCTTCCATGGCAAAGGGTCTTGCAGGAGTGGCTGCCTCCGTAGGAATATTAGTTGCGGCTGTAAACGCTCTGCCGAACGAAGGAAAGTTGATCTCTAGCGCGGCCGCTATGAATTTGATGGCCACTGCTATGTTGATCATGGGAGAGGCTGTCGAGAAGTTCGGCAACATGGATCTTGGGGATATGGCCCAGGGTCTTGCTGGAATTGCTGGAGCGCTAGGTATTCTAGTAGCAGCCATGACCGCCATGCCAACAGAAAAGATGATCTCTACTTCTGTGGCTCTCAACCTCGTTGGGACTGCTCTGAATATTGTGGGGTCGGCCGTTGAGAAGTTCGGAGAAATGGCTCTTGATGATATGATTCAGGGGTTGTTTGGAATTGGAACGGCTCTTGCGCTTCTTGCCGCTACAATGACTGCTATGCCGACAGAAAAGATGATTTCTACTTCTGTGGCTCTTAACCTCGTTGGTTCTGCTTTGAATCTTGTGGCTGAAGCAGTTCGAAAATTTGGAGAGCAGTCTCTCGGCGACATGGTTCAAGGCCTAGCAGGAATTGCCGGGTCTATGGGAATTCTTGCCGGGTCCCTTAGGATGATGCCAGCAAATCTTCCGGTTATGGGGGCTGGGCTAATTGCTGTTGGCGGCGCTCTAAATATTATTGCTAGCGCTATTTCTAAGATCGGCTCCCTCAGCCTTGGCGACCTTGCTAAGGGTCTAGCGGGTATTGCTGGATCTCTAGGAATCCTTGCTGTCGGGCTCAACGCCATGAACGGCGCTCTTTCTGGTGCAGCCGCACTAACAGTTGCCGCTGGCGCACTGGCAATGTTGGCTCCAGTTCTCTTGACTTTGGGGAATATGGACCTTGCTGAGATTGGAAAGGCTCTTGTGGCTGTTGCCGGAGCCTTCGGTATCATTGGAGGCGCGGCTGCTCTACTCACTCCGGTTATTCCAGCTATGATGGGTCTTGGCGCGGCTTTGGGTCTTATTGGTCTTTCTGTTACGGCAGCTGGGGCCGGAATGCTAGCCTTGGCTTCTGCAATGGGTATGTTGGCTGGCCCGGCCGGAGCCGCTATTGTCGTTCTAGAGCAGCTTCTTGGTCTTATTCCGAAGATGCTAACAGAGCTTGCCAAGGGACTTACAGCGCTTGTCGTTCAGCTTGGGGAAAGCGCAAAGGAAATCGTAGGAGCAATAGCAAAGCTTGCTACCGAGATTCTCACCCAAGTTAGTGCGGTTATTGTGAAAACAATGCCGAGTATCGTCGAGGCTTTCGGCGCGATTATCGGCGGAATTATGCAGGCTATTATTGAGAATGCTCCGCAGATATTTGAGGCGTTTAGCACTCTTCTTTCTGGGGTAGTTGGGATTATCGTTGAACATGCCCCGGAAATTATCCAGGGGTTCTTGACTATATTTTCGGAAATTCTTGCAGCCCTATTCGAGTTCATTCCTCAAGTTGTGGGAGGATTTGTCGGTATGCTCGCCGATACCCTCCAAGCCATTGCAGACCACCTCCCTGCGTTTATTCAGGCAGCCGCTGATATTATTGTTAATTTCTTGAATGGAATTGCAGATAATCTTCCGCGCGTGATTGAGGCGGGTGTAAATATTGTCCTGTCTCTCATCGAAGGTGTAACTCGAGAAATTCCGCGCTTTGTAGAGCAAGCAGCGACAATGATTATCGAGTTCATCCACAAACTTGCGGATGTTATTCGAGAAAAAGGGCCCGAAATTGGAGATGCGGCCGCCGATCTTGGTCTCGCTATCATCGAGGGTATTACTGGAGCCCTGTGGAGCGGAGTTAAGCGTGTTGGAGAAGCCGCTGTAGACATGGCTAAGAGCGCTCTTGACGGCGCAAAGGATTTCTTGGGAATCCACTCTCCTTCTAGGGAGTTCTGGAAGATCGGCGATTTCGTTGTTCAAGGCTTTGCTAATGGTATTCGAGAGAACGCCGGGCAAGCTGTGAAAACTATGCAAAACGTTGCCGAAAGAGTCCGGGATGCTGGCGAAGATTTTGCAGTTCCGTTTACCAAGGGCGTTGGAAACATCTTTGGCTTGGTCGGGGCTGGAATTGATAATATCGCCAGAAAGAGCAAGAAGAAGGCCGACCGAATTGCTCGTGATCAGGCCAAGATTGCCGGACACATGGGCGACATCATTGAAACCTCATGGCGAGACGAGCCCGAAGGGATATTTAGCTTCTCGGCCGATGAATGGAAGATGATGTATGAAGGAGTCGGAAATCTTGGCGACGCCTTTGCGGCTCTTAATAAGAATGCTGAAGACGGCTCCCCCTACGCCTACTCATATTCAGACGCTGAACGAGCAGGGAGGAACCAATACGCTGCATATAATGAAGGAGCTTCCGAAGGATTTACAAGCTATCAGAGATCTGAACAGGTTCGTCAAAATAGCATTGTAAGAAACGTCTTCGATTTCTTCGGGAATGTAGATAGGAAGGCCCGGGCGTTCGGCTCAAGGGTTGGCGACACTGTAGGTGAGATTCAAAACATTCTTTTCTTCGGAAAGTACGGAGAGACGGATAACCCCTTCAATATATTTGGCCTTAGGGATGAATCTAGCCCGTTCGTAGACTTCTTATTTAACATCAGGGAGACTGCGGTAAAAACCTCCACCGACGTGAAGAATTCGTTTGCTAGCTTTGGAAAGACTATTTCCACATCCATTAATCGCGGTATTTCCGGTGGATGGGGAGGAATCATTGCTAACTTTGGTGCTGGAACGAACCGATTTATTTCTTCCGTTAAAGATAAGCTAAAGATTCGATCGGTATCTAACAACATCAGGCCTGTGTCTACAACCTTTATGGAGTTCGGACGAAATATTTCAGAGGGTATCGGCCGTGGTGTAGAGCGAAGCGGTGGGTTCGTCATTCAAAAGACTCACGGAATTCTGAAAAACGTCGAAAAGCAAGCAAAGAAAGTTAAGAAGGTTCTTTACACTGGGGACTTTACTTTCCGAAACGCTATATTTGGTATGAAACCTGACAAGCGTCTTCTGGATTTCCTAAAGAATCTTCAGGGCGACGGCCTTGCTGTGAAAAACGTGTTTGACAACGTTAGCAATGCAGGCACAAAGATGAGGGAAGCTTTCCAAGGGAACGACCTGGGCTTCGGATCGCTAGCGTCTCTATTTGGAGGGGGACCGGCTGAAAGTATCGAAAATCTTGCGTCGTTCTTTGGAACCAAGATGCGAGAAATGCAAGAGAACGCCTTCAATTTCTTTGGAAACGTTCGGGGTGCTGGAGACGAGCTCTTCAACGCCTTCATGGGGCGAGGAAACAGCTATGAAAAGTTATCAGCTCTCGTTGGAGAAAACATGGCTCGAACTATTACCGGCTTTGTAACTCGAGCCGGTAACGATGTTCGGAACTTGCAACAAAACATTTTTAATATTGGTCGCGACATTCAGAAAAAAGCCCTTGGAGTGTTTAACAACATAAACAATAGATTCCGAGGAGCCATAAATGGAGCGAAAGACTTTGCAAGAACTGTAAACGACCGAGCAAGGTCTATTTTCGACGATGTTCAAGGAAACTTCAACCGGGTTGTATCTCGAGCGAACGAGCATTTCCGAAACTTTGTGGGAGACATTCAAAATAGGATTAATTCTGTTAACGGAATGGCTCAAACCATTGGAAGGGAAATCAATAAAAGATTCCAGAACCTTGTTGGTGATTTAAACACCCGAGCTCGAGAGTTTGTCTCCAATGTGCAAGGAATGGGTCAAGGCATAAACAGCCGACTTCAAGATCTAGTTAAGGAATTCCAATCTAGGCTCGGCGGTTTTAATAGCTTTGCACAAGGAATTGGCCGGGATATTCAAAACAGGTTCCAGAGTATAGTCGGAGACTTCCATACAAGAGCGTCTGGCTTTAATTCGTTCCTGCAAGGAATTGGCCACGATATTAGAACTCGTTCTAACGAATTGTTCGGTCTCTTTACATCTCATTTCGGAAATCTTAATGATATTGGACGCCGTATTTCTGAAGAAATGCAAGATCGAGCGAAGAACGTATTTGGCTTATTTAGAGATCAGATTGGATCTTTTAACGAGGCTGCAAAGAGGGTAGGCATTGATATTTCAAATAGAGCCAATAACCTTCAGAAATTCTTTGGACAAAGAGCCTCCGATCTATCCGGGATGGCCCAATCGATGTTTTCTAACCTGGTTTCCAGAGGGAATGAAGCGTTTCAAAACATAACAGGTCGTGCTTCGAATTTCAATGAGTTTTTCCGAAACCTAAGCAAAGATATTTCGGATCGCTCGGCAGGCTTGTTTATTTCCTTGACAAACCGTCTTAACAACATAAACATCACTTCAAACAATGTCGTGTCTGACATTCTTTCTAAGGCGCGTTCTATGTTTGACAATATTACCGCGAGAGCCGGAGAGTACAACATATTTAACACTAATATGTTCAACGGACTCCGAGACAAAGCTAAGAATCTATTTGACTTCTACGTGTCTAAGAACGCTAGTATTGATAGTCTTTCTCGAGCTTTGTTCGGTGATATTTCGATTCGCGGTCGTGACCTGTTCAATGATTTCTCGAACAAGCTTTCGTCCTTTAGCATCAAGAACTCTGATTTCAACACGGTTCTGATGCAGAAAGCTAAAGAAACCTTCAACGGTTTGGAAGCAAGGCTTTCTACGTATGCGTGGAACTGGAACTGGAATCATACAGACATGCGGGATAAGTTTAACTCTGCTTTTAACTCTATGCAGTCTAAATTCCAAGAAGTTATGACAAGTTTGTCTATTTCGAACAACAATACGTTCCGTGGAATGGTTTCGACGATTAGCAATGGAGTTGATGAGGCTGTTAATAAATTCTGGTCCATGAACGGTTCTCTTCGAGACGTTGGAAATGAAATCAGAACGAGGGTTAATAATACCTTTGGTAGCATTGGCTCGCATCTGACTAACACTTATAACCTGTCTGATAGCCTCTCTAAATTCACTAGAGATAATATCTGGGCTATGGGTGAGAATCTAAAGAATCAATACAGCGGGATCAAAGATGTTGCTCTTTCGGTAGTAAACACAATTAATGCGAATATTTCCACTAATCCTGTCATTCGCCCGGTCATCGATTTGGATCAGTTCCAGAGCGATATTAATCGGATGAACAACATGATGCCCAAGCAATGGGGTGAAATGGCAACACAAGCTGCTAACACGGCTCGCGTTCATGTGAATAATATTCAGTCTAATGTGAATAACAACGCGGAAGAGCTTCGTCGAGCTGTTTCTAACGGTGTAAACGAGGGTATGAAACAGTATCAAGGTACTGTTCGGGTGGTTGAAGACTCTTACAAACGGAACGTCAAGCCCACTGTAAATTACATTCAGAACAACTACTCTCCTAAGCCGATCAACGTCGAAGAAACCTACCGTAATACCGCTCGTCAGGTTCAGCAGACCACGGATCGCTGGGCTCAGGATTGGAATAGAACGGTTCAATCTGCTTCTAACACGATCAACGAGTGGGGTAGAATGGCACAAGACGCATTTTCTAACTTTAGGCTTCCGTGGTAAATTAAAGGAGAAGACGTGAAGATTAAAAGTATTACTATTGAAAGAACACTCCCTAAAAACATTCCTGGTTGGGCATCAGGCGAGGCTGCGTCCCAGACTATGTATGTGGATAAAGTCAACGACCTTAGGTACAAGAACTATCTAGGGGAGTATGTCTCGTCTCCTTTTATCATTAGGGATATCCAGGGGCTTGGGTGGCCTAAAATAACGAACACTTTTTCTTCAGAGGTAGGTAGGACCAAAAGAAGTGTCATTAACGTCAATAAGGTTCAGCGCGATATTACTTTTATTTTTGAGCCCTATGGTCATAAGTCGGCCGAAGGAGTTGAAAACTTAAGAGCTTTTTTTAATTCCTTTTTCATAGACCAGAAAACAAAAGATCCACTTATTAAAATTACGTTTGATACGACTCAAAAAGTGAGAGAAAACGCGTGGGAAACTGTCCAATATTATACAAAAGTGTATATGTCTGAGATTAACACCGTTTACTTTTCTCAAGACCCAATGCTTTCTGTAACTTTTCAGTCTGAAGATGATTATTTTGAGAAGGTTGGGTCTAATAGTATCGATCCTATTTGGTTTGCAAAGTCCGGGGGTCAGCCCTATACTTATTCCGGAAATTTAAATTTTGAGCTTAAAGAAGGTCAATCTGGTGTAGATGGCTCTCATAGACTAATACATTTAAAAAATGTTCAAGGATCAACGCCCGTTGGTTTGGTTTTTGATGCGTTTATTAAAAAAAGCTATGTAGAAGAGCTTCGAAAAAACAATTCTAAACAAACTATAGGGTTTAAAAACTATATGAACGATACTTATTTCTATGCGGGAGTTGATGTTGAGAAAATAAAAATAAATGGTAATTCCGATTATGGTTTTGTCCGTTTTTCATATATTCCTGATGTTGATCTTGCGCCAAATTATAGAAGCGCTGATGTAAGTGTTTCGTATTCCCAGGGGTATTCTCGGGGTAGTTATCCAAGTCTAGCTGAAATACCAGGCTTATATTCACCCTCAAATGTATATAAGACTGGAGTATGGGATAACTTTAGAACTTCTGATTTCCCTCCGTCCTTAATCCCTGGATCAAATGTGATTGGTGTAAAAACCATTGGTTTTCCGAAGGAATTTGTAAAAATAAATGACGCTAGATTCAAAACTAGCGAAATTTTTGATTACGATCGAGAGGGCGGCAGGGGCACAACCTACGACGACAATTTAAGTATCTATTATTATAATCGAGTCGGAGGGCTGGTGTGAATATATTTACAATAAATTCCCAGACACTCAGACCCGTGACTTTAATAGAAGGAATAGATAGTCTTTTATGGAAGGTGTCTTTTCAAGGAGAGAGCGAATTCCAAATAGTGACTCGAAGAGTTCGTGAGAATAAAGCGCTTGTCCCTGTTGGGTCTTACATAGGAACTGACGCAGACCGCTCTCTCATGTATGTTGAAAAACACGACGTTAGAAATAATTACGACGGGCAACCAACATTAACTATTTCTGGTCGTGGGGCTGAGGCTTATTTGGAAGCTAGATCGACTGTTCTAGAAAAACCTCTTGAAGAGGGAAACCAGGTTCTCAAGAACGTATATCCAATAGACGTGTTACATAGGATTGTTTGGTCCGGAGAAAAAGTGCACACCCTTAGATATCCGTATAGGTTTGAGACGAGATCTGGGTTTGATTCTAAAATTGGCGGTATCATCCCGGCTTACGAAATTCCTCGAACTAATGTATATTCGGCCTTAAAGGGATTTTGTGAAGCGTACGGGTTTGGTTTAAAAATGGTACGCCCAACATACGACGATACGGATAGAACGATAGTCTTTGACTGGAAACCGGGTAGAAACCTTGTAGATCGAAAAAATCCGACTTTTAATGGCGTTCTGGGCGATGTAGAAGAAGAACAATACGTACAGGACGTCAGAGGTCGTTTTGATGCTGTGTATGCTTTTGCTCAGAGGGCTTGGCAAGGAACATATAACAGCAGTTCTAAAGGTCCGTCCGACTACTACACATATCGAATTAAAACAGTCGATTTTCAGGACACAGAACCCAAAGACATGATCAAAGCAGCCGATGTTGAGTACGCTAAGGCAATTTCTCAAGAAGGCGCTGATTTGCAAAAGGCTTTGGTGGATCTCCATAACGCATTAAATAACTTGGAGTCTTTTTACTACCAGAAAGACTTGGTAAAGCAGAGATCAAAAGAGCTTCACACTATTTCTCAAAAAGACAAAGCATATTCTTTTAAGATCTCTCCACATGCGAATGCCGTATATGGGTCTGACTATGAACTAGGCGATGTTGTTAGCGTTCTTCCGTCTTTCGGAGAATCTGTTAACATGCGAGTTGTGTCTTATGTTCGAATTGAGGAAGAAGGAAACGTTACTGAGTTTCCAGAGCTTGAGCAATACACAGGAACTGTAACTCTATAAAGGGGGCATAAAGTGAAGAAGATCGACATTTTTGCAAGGGTGTTCGCGGCTTTACTAATTGGAGCGGTTTTTCTTAAGCCTGAGACCAGTTACTGGGGTTTGCTCGGCGCATTCGTCCTTACTGTCTTTTCAATCCTATATTCTATTGTTTTTAGGGAAAAAGTAGGGCACGGAACCATTCAGGTTTTTCGTAACGGTGACGAAAACCGAAGGATCAACCTCGAATTAGATCTGACTCCAGAAGAAATGGAACGACTCGATACGGTTATTTTCGATGTGGATGTTCGTGCGGAAAACACGTGACATAATGAAGCTAACCGCTATCGAAAGGAAACGAAATGTTTGCTAAGTACGAAGAACTGACAAAGCTCGACGCTGCTATTGACAACATATTTGCTCGCCTGAAGGAATGCGATGAGGCGTCTGACGAATACGCCCGCTTGACTGAACAGCTGTCCAAGCTTTACGCTATTAAGAATAGCTCGAAAAGAGATTCTAATATTGTAAGTGCGGACACGCTTGCCATGATCGCGGGGAACCTCGCAGGCATTTTCATCATCACCCAACACGAGCACTTGAATGTCATCACCAGCAAGGCTTTCAGTCTTCTGCTTAAGCTGAAGTAGTTTAACTTCTAGCTGAGCTGAAAAGAGTATAGCGTCTTAATTACAAGGCGCTATATTTTTTTGCCTTTTGGACTCGAGGAAAAAACACGTACCTTAATGAGAGGAAACCCGACCCGAAAGGAACTACAATGTCTGTTATTTCTACTGCCAAGGAAATTGGAATTGGTGTTGTCGGACTTGCAAACTGCTGTGTCTTTGCAGGAATGTGCCTCGCTGATGCTGCGGCTGTTAAAGCTGCCCGCGGTGCCGGCTGGGTATTTCTAGGAGGCAAAGATGGAGCAGACTTCGCAGAAGACTTCATCGAGGACTACTCCCCCTTGAACAATATGTTTAACTAACATTCAAACCAAAGAGTCCCAACTCTAAAAGTATGAGCCCCTAACAAGGGCTTATATTTTTCTCGAGTCTAAAACACGTTCCTTAATGAGAGATACTCATACCTAGTTGAAAGGAAGCTACGTGTTTATTGTAGATAATATCGTTGAGCTTTATAGAGAGCGAAGGCGCCAGAAATGGGCTATCGCGGATGCTATAGCAAGAGAAAAACTAAAGAATAGAGATATTCTTGAGGAAACGCGAAAGGTATATAACCAAGTTGCAAATCCTCGGAAAGAAGATTTTTTAGGAGAAGACTTTGGTGTCCCCGGTCCCATTTTGGCGGCCAAGCGCTATAAAGAACTCGAAGAGAACCCAGTAAGCCCCGAAGCTGTTCTGCTGTACCTTGAATATCTTGAGAAGAAGAAAAGGAGAAGATTTTTCTAGACAGTATAGTGCCTGAATCATGGCACTATATTTTTTCGCGCTCGTGGGTTTTACACGTTCCTTAATGAGAGATACTCGCCATTCACTGAGAGGAAGAGAAATGTTCAAGTTTATTGAGCGTCAGATCAAGAAGAATAAACTTCGTAAGAAGTACGAAACTACGATTTTGGACTATCACAAGAAAATCAAAACCCTCGAGAGCCTCATTACTTTCTATGAGACTTTCGACTGTTTTGGTCTGGTTAGTGAGCAGAACAAGAGCGTAATGGAAGACCATGTCGAAGAACTGACTTCTGAACTCTGCCGACTTGAGGCCGAAGCATATTCTGCCCAATGGGAATTAGAGTCCCTTTAAAAGAGTATAGCGTCTTAAATACAAGGCGCTATATTTTTTCTCGTTCGTGGGTTTTACACGTCTCTTAATGAGAGATACTCACCCGACCCGAAAGGAAGATCGTGAAACCTAGATTTTCTAACCAAGCGATTATTGATGTCATGGAACCCATGCTTGAGAAGCGCCGTGACAACCTTGATGAGCTTCGCGCCGAATACCACCACATGAAGGAAGCGTTAGAGCGCGGAGACATCGAGCGTTGCGGCACTGACTTGGATGGGCTACTCCACCAAATCAATGTGCTTGCAAAGAGTCTCATGGAAGACGAAGCTTACGTCGAAGGATTGAAAGCTTCTCTCTAAAAGAATATAGCGTCTTACACGGCGCTATATTTTTCCCGGTCGTGGTTTTTACACGTACCTTAATGAGAGGAAACCCGACCGAAAGGAATGTCATGCTTGAGAAAGCCAGAATCATCAAAAGAGATGTTCTTGATTTTGTTACGTGCGCATGCTTGTGCGCTGTATTTTTTCCACTTCTTTTTATCGAACTCATTGCCGTTATAATGGTAATGGGTCTCGAAGGAGAAGAAGTGGTTTCTGAGCGCACGGCCGCTGCTATGTATAACTTCATCACGAAGCATTCAATTGTTGATATGGAATACCCAGCATTCAAACCCAAAGAGTCCCAACTCTAAAAGAGTATAAGCCCCTAACACGGGCTTATATTTTTAAGAAAGGAATCAACATGCGTAAAATCGCAGTTTTAATTTTCGTGTCTTTTTTAGCAGGAGCAATTAAAGGCGCGATGGACGCTCAAAAGAAGAAGCGTCTGATCCTCCTGTAGTTCGAGAAAAAAACATACGTCTTAATGAGAGGAACGGAAGACTTACTTCCATCGTCCGATGCAAAAGGACGAGACATCCTCTTATATTTTTTGAAAGGAGCTTCAGACTATGGAAGCTTACTCTGTCATCTGGAACATCGTACTACAATGCCTAGTGGTTGCCCTAGGTTCGGTCTTTCTCGCTTTCTTTGCGTGGGCCATATTTATGGCAATCGTTGTCTTTCTCGCTGAGAAGCAAACCCGCAAGATGAAGGAAGAAAGGAGCGCAAAGCGTGTCTAAGCTGAATCTTATTTGGGCACAACACTCACCCGCTATCATGGCAACCGCGTCTATTATTGGCGTAGGCGTATCTGTAGTTACAGCCTCCCGAGCAACACTTAAAGCCGAGCGTCTTATTCAAGAGGCTGAAAACGAGCTGAAATGGGAGACAATCGAAAATCCAGAACCGCGTGAAACCCTTACGCCTCGTGAGAAGTTTGAACTTACATGGCGTATATTTATTCTGCCGACTATCTCGACTGCGGCTACGATCGGGTGCGTTCTCACGCTCCACCGCCAAGGTCTAAAGCAGGCGGCAGCGGCAACCGCGCTATATTCTGTGACTGAGCAGACACTTTCTGAGTACAGGGAGAAAGTGAAAGAGCACATCGGCGAGACCAAGGAGCAGACCATCCGCGACGAGGTTGCTCAGGACCGTGTGTACGCAACTACGGACGAGAGCATCAGCATATTTGAAACTCCTTACGGAGAAGTGCTGTTTATGGACTCGTTCAGTGGTCGTTATTTTCTGAACGACATCGAGAATGTGAAGAAGGCTCAGAACGACATTAACCAACGCCGTCTCAACGAGGGTTTTGTGTCTCTGAGTGAATTCTACTCTCTGATTGGCCTTCCCCCGACCAAGACGTCTGACGACATTGGTTGGAACCTCGATGACGAGCTAGATCTGCATATTTCAACCACACTCACCCAGAACGACGCGCCTTGCATCTATATTGATTACGATGTGAGGCAGATTGTCGGGTTTCATCGAATGGTATAGGCTGTTCGAGTTTCCATTCCATTTTTAAGCCAAGAAAGGGCGAACTCATGGACAAGATTCCATTTTTCTCTAAGCGCGACCTGCTGACTTTGGCAGGCGTGATCACGTCGGTCGTGGTTCCGAAGTTTATTTTTCCCGACGAGTACATCGAAGTGATCGAACCGGTCGACGACCCAGGCGAGGACCCTTCTCGTACGGTTGTCGAAGGGGAAATTGTAGAAGAAAACAAGTAAGAAAGGTATATAAAAAATGATCAAGAAGACTGTAAAGTACGAAGACTTCAACGGAAACTTTGTAACCAAGGACCTTTACTTCCACCTCCGAAAGATTGAGCTTATTGACATGGAGATTACCGAGGGTATTTCTATGTCAGAGCGTATGCGTCGGATGACACAGACGGACAATGCGGTCGAGATTAAGAACCTTCTCAAGCGCGTGGTCCTTGATGCTTATGGGGATCGGACTCCGGACGGACGATTCGTAAAGTCTCGCGCCATTCGAGAAGAGTTTGAGCAAAGCGAAGCATATTCTGAGTTTATGTGGTCGCTTCTTTCTGACTCTTCTAAGGCTGCGGAATTCATGACCATTCTTATCCCCAAGGACATGATCGATGAGGTAATTAAGAAAGACCCCGATGCGGTTGAGCGGATGCGCCAGTCTCTCAGGGAGGCAGGCGTTGAAGAGAAACAAGCCGCTGAGATTATCCAGGGTCTTTTTTCAAACGAGACTAACAACCTCCCGTCTGAGGGCGCCTCTTACCAAGAAACCGGCTTTGAAAACAACAACGAGGCAACCCCTTCGGATGTTTTCGAGGCCCCTGCCGCTGAGCCTGTAGAAACCGAGGTAAAACCCCAAAGCGCTCCCGTTCTTCCGGAAGGTTTTGACCCCGCAACAGCAAGCCGGGAAGAAATTCAGGCGTTTGTGGATAATTTGAATGCCAATCGAGCGGAATAGTTCGCGAAAAAAACACGCTCCTTAATGAGAGATACTCGCCATTTACTGAGAGGAAGATCCATCATGAAGAAGCCCCAGATTAAGTTCAACGGCCGCAATATCGTGAAAGGAATCACCCGTACCAGCGTAGGCGTCTGCGTCTCCGCCACCGTGTACAAAGTCATCGACGCTGTGCTGCCCGTGGAAGAACTGGACCAAGAAGAACAAGTCATGGTTGCAGTTGGTTCTGCTGGTGCTGGCCTCGCGGCTGCGAACATTGTTGGCGGAGCAACAGACGAACTCGTTGACGGGTGCTTTGACTTTTTCGATAAGAAGCCCAAAGTAACTGTAGTCGACGGTCACACTATCATTGATGGTGAAGTAGTCGAAGAAGACGACTAGTATCACCAAAGGTATAAGCCCCTAACACGGGCTTATATTTTTTTTTCAACGACAATCAAAGGAGTGTCATGGAGACACCGGATTACCCAACCAACAACCGGTATGAAAGAGAAGCAAAGCCTTCTCGCGAAAACAAGAACATCAAGCGCGTTGTGAACGGCAAGGTTGTTCGCAAACGTAAGCAACAGCAAGGATTTTCTTCGGCATTCCAGGATATTTTTGGCTATGTCGCAAAAGACGTGTTTATTCCCTACGCAAAGGACATGGTATCAGATGCGATTGTGCAGGGGACCGACCGACTCTTATTTGGAGAGAGCCGTAATCGCCCCGCGGCGCGCCGAACCTCTGGCGGGGGCAATGGGCGTGTGAGCTACAACCGATATTCTAAGCCGTCGGCTCCTCGCAGGCCTGATCCGTCGCCTAGACAGGCCCCAGAACGCTCCCGAGGTATGCACCAGTTTGATGATATTATTCTAGCTTCTCGCATTGAGGCGGATGAAGTCATCGACCGGCTGTACGACTTGCTATCACAGTACGAGGTCGTTACAGTGGCTGATTTTTATGAGCTACTTGGTATATCTCCCAAGTACACTGATGAGAACTGGGGCTGGACCGACCTTCGTGGCGCTACAGCCAGACGTGTAAGGACGGGCTTTATGCTCGACCTCCCTGAACCAACATATCTTGACTAATATTTGAAAGGCACTATCATGAAATTCAACATTGGCTCTATCGCAGACAAGGTATATTCTGCTCTCCCTAATGGAGTATCCCAGAAGCTTGGTAAGGCTGCTCTGGGTGTAAAGGCTAACTCTCCTGCAATCCTTTTGGGCGTGGGTGTGGTTGGCTTTGGCGCAACTGTGTATTCTGCATCCCGCGCAACCCTCAAGCTCCAGGATATTTTGGAGGAGCACGAGGAGAACGAGCGCAATGCTGCCGACCTGTTCGCTCAGGAGCGCACTGACTACACGCAGGACGACTATAACAAGGACCGCTTCTATATTTGGAGCCGTTCCGCTGTTGCTATTCTGAAGCTATATGCTCCGGCCGCTGGTCTTGCTGCTATTTCTTTGGCAGCCTTTGGCGGGTCGCACGTTATTCTGAACCGTCGTAACGCAGCACTTGCTTCTGCATACGCAGCGGTCGAGAAGGCTTACGACAAGTACCGTCAGCGCGTTATTTCTGAGTACGGTGAGGATAAGGACAAGGAGTTCCGCTTCAACACCGTAGAGAAGGATGTTAAGGGCGAGGACGGAAAGAAGACCAAGCAGAAGGTCGCTACTGCTAAGGACCCGCACATGTATGCTCGTGTGTTCGACTCCGGAAACCGTAACTGGTCTAACAACCCGACTGAGAATCGTATTTTCTTGCGACTCCAGCAGAACTGGGCGAACGACAAGCTGGTTGCACGCGGTCACGTCTTCCTGAACGAGGTTTATGACTGCCTGGGTCTTGAGCGTACGAAGGCAGGTTCGGTTGTTGGTTGGACTCTGAGCGAGGACGGAACGGACAACTTCATTGATTTCGGCTGCTTTGAGGATTCTCTTGAGGACTTCTCGACCCTGAACTTCATTGACGGTAACGAAGACAAGGGTGTGCTTCTCGACTTCAATGTCAATGGCGTTATTTACGACAAGCTGAAGGACTAGTCTAATGGTTGACAAGATCACAGTCATTGCTGGTTTGATTGGCCTCGCTAGCGGGGCCGTCGGGGGATATTTTGGAGGTGTCAAGAGGACTACCGACAAGATTGAAGCCGAGTACGCTCGTAAGGCCGACGAAGAGATCAACGAGGTTCGAACTCGGTATCGTAAGGCTGAGCAGGAGCGCAAGGAAGAGCACGAGAAGGCACAGACCACTCTCCGGGAGGCTCGCGAGCAGTTCGATATTCTCTGCGAAGAGATTAAGAAGAAGTTCGACGTAGACATGCCTTGGGAAGAGGTTCCTGCCGACAAGATCGACTACTCCAAGATTGCACCGGCATATCCTAAGGAGTCTGGTTCAACCAAGGTGGAAACCAAGGAAGAACCAAAGCCTAAGAAGGAAAAGAAGAAGCCGGTTACTTATATTCCGAACCGCGAGAACGTCTCTCCGCATTTGAACGATGAGAGCCTCGCTAAGCTTCGGGAGATGAAGGAAGAACTAGAAAGCGAAGGTTATGTTTTGAAAGAGGACGGAGATTCGGAGCTGACCGTCGAAAACGAGAATCAGCCTGAACCATATTTGATCAACGAAGAGACGTTCTTCTTGAACGAGAAGGACTACGAACAGATTACGGTGACATATTTCATCAACGATGGGATTGTTACGGACGACTCTGATCATATTATCAGTAACTCGACCAATTTGTTCGGGAACGCTCTAAATCGGATTCCCGCAGACGAAGGAGACGTCTACTATATTCGAAACAACTCGATGGAGACTGAAATTGAGGTTGTTCTCGAGAAGGAGTCCTTTGGTGACGTAATCGGGAGGTTGTAATGCTGTCGCGGCTCGATAGAATGTACCTTAACTGGCTATATTCTCTTGTCGAACGGGATGAAGACTCCACGTACGTCCGTTTGCTCAGTCAGATGTATCGTACACCATTCATATTCTTCGTGCCGTATGATGACAATCGAGCCGATGATGGAATACAACTCAGAAAGCAGTTCGCTAGAGAGAACGGCTTTGATATTGTAGACGAATGGTTCGACGAAGACTGCTCGGTGCTTGAGGCGATCATCGGATTAGCTAACCGTATGTCGTATCAATCAGACGAGACAGAGTCGGAAGCATTCTGGCATATTCTCAGGAACTTAGGCATAGACGAGTCTTTTGATGACGATCTATTAGACCCGTACTTGCTGGATGATATTCTAAACCGCTTCATCTGGAGAAACTACGACGCAGACGGCTTTGGCGGGTTGTTTCCTCTAGAGGACCCGCATCAAGACCAGCGTGATGTAGAACTTATTTACCAGATGTATGCCTATGTGATTGAGAATGACAAGTAAGGACTGCCGTGGACTTCTTCACGATCAATCGGAGAGAAAACAAAGGAGGAGCAGTCACACTCTACCCAAACTTCCTGACTAAAAGATCCTCAGACCTGATGATTAAGGGCAAGGATTTTTATGCGGTTTGGGATGAGGAAAAGGGTCTTTGGTCTCGTGACGAGTATGATGTGCAACGTCTTGTCGACGCAGAACTTACAAAGGCTGCGATCGAGACCCCTGAGAGTGTCAACGTAGCGTACATGCTAAATTTTGAGAGCAACAGCTGGAGTCAATTCAGACTGTACACTCAAAAGCTTGGAGACAACGCACACCCTCTTGATGAGAAGCTTATATTTTCGAATCAGGAGACAACTAAGAAGGACTATGCAACTAAGAAGTTGCCGTACCCGCTTTCCGATGGCGAGTGTCCTTCTTGGGATATTTTGTTGAGCACTCTCTACAAGCCCGAAGACAGGCGAAAGATTGAATGGGCAATTGGGTCTATTGTCAAAGGAGACTCAAAGCATATTCAGAAGTTCCTTGTCTTCTACGGTCCGTCTGGTACGGGTAAGTCAACCATCTTGAACATCATCCAGAGACTCTTCGAGGGTTATATTGCGATGTTCGACGCAAAGGCGCTTGGTTCAAACAACAACTCATTTTCGACCGAGGTGTTTAAGAACAACCCGCTTGTAGCGATTCAGCATGATGGTGACTTATCCCGGATTGAGGACAACACTAAGTTGAACTCGATTATTTCTCACGAGGACATGGTCGTGAACGAGAAGTTTAAGGCGAGCTACACAGCACGCTTTAACGCTTTCTTATTTATGGGCACGAACCAACCTGTGAGAATCTCAGATGCAAAGTCCGGTTTGATTCGAAGGCTTATCGACGTCGAGCCTTCTGGAGAGAAGTTGGACTTTGATATTTACCAGACAGCCATGAATAAAATTGACTTCGAACTCGGAGCTATTGCTAGCCACTGCCTCCGGGTCTATGAGAAGTTGGGGAGAACATATTACGACGACTACCGTCCGATCGAGATGATGTACAAGACCGATCACGTCTTGAACTTTGTCTCTGATCACTACGATATTTTCTCCTCGCAACCGTACACTAGCGTTCGTCAAGCATATTCTATGTACAAAGAATTTTGCAACGAGTATGGAATCGACCATCCAATGTCTCGACAGAGGTTTCAGTCGGAGCTAGGAAACTACTTCGACAACTTCCACGATCGCTACAATGACGGCAATGATATTCAGAGGGCTGTGTTCACAGATTTTGACATGGAGAAGGTAATGCCAAAATCGTTCGAACGAAACAAGACTCCAACCATTGACTTAAGAGAGCAAGAGTCTATATTTGACTCGGAATTCTCTGAGTGTCCTGCCCAGTTGACAAAGGAGGATGGAACGCCACGATACCGTTGGGATTCTGTAACAACGACTCTCAGCGACATCGACACGAAAGAACTACACTACGTCAAGATACCCAAGAATCATATTGTCATCGACTTTGACATTAAGGATTCAGACGGAGAGAAAGATCTGGGCGCTAATCTGGAAGCCGCAAAGGAATGGCCTTCAACCTACACGGAGGTTAGCAAGAGCGGAAAGGGATTGCATCTGCATTACTGGTACGACGGTGATGTGGATATTCTCGATCCGAACTACGCGCCCGGCATTGAAGTGAAGGTGTACAAAGGCAATGCGTCCCTACGCAGAAAGCTATATTTGTGCAACAACCTTCCGTTTGCGACCATTAACAGCGGACTTCCTACCAAGGAGAAGAAAGTGACACCCACTGAAGACCAGATGGTAAAGAGTGAAAAGGGGTTGCGCTCTCTCATCGAGAGGAACCTCAAGAAAGAGATTCATCCGGGAACCAAGCCCTCGGTTGAGTTCATCAAGAAGATTCTCGACGACGCTTATGAGAGCGGCCTTGAGTATGACGTGACTGACATGCGTGCGAAGATTCTTATTTTTGCACAGGGCAGCACGAACCACTCGCTCGCTATGATGAACCTCGTGAAGGACATGAAGTTCAAGAGCGAGGATATTTCAGAACCCACAGTAGAGAAAGCAATCGAGGAGATCAAGAAGAGCGAAGATCGCCTTGTGTTCTTTGATGTTGAGGTATATCCTAACCTCTTTGTGGTTGTGTGGAAGTACGAGGGCGATGCAGAGCCTGTTCGTATGATCAACCCGTCTCCGCAAGACATTGAAGAGCTATTTTCTATGAAGCTTGTGGGTTACAACAACCGCCGCTACGACAACCATATCTTGTACGGACGCTACATGGGCTACAACAACGAGGCCCTGTATAAACTGTCCCAGAAGCTTGTCAACAACGACCGTAACGCGTCGTTCGGCGGAGCGTATGGTCTTTCCTATGCGGATATTTACGACTTCAGTTCCAAGAAACAGAGTCTGAAGCAATTTGAGATCGAACTCGGCATTAACCACGTCGAGATGGAGATCCCGTGGGACGAGCCTGTGGCAGACGACATGGTTGACAAGGTCGTCGAGTATTGTGTGAACGACGTCATGGCAACCGAGGCCGTGTTCAATGCGCGCCGGGCGGACTTTGTGGCTCGACAAATTCTGGCAGACCTGAGTGGCCTGACCGTTAACGACACGACACAGCGACACACTGCACAGATTATTTTTGAGGGAGACCGTGAAGCTTCCAAGCAGTTTGTTTACACAGATCTCTCGGAACAGTTCCCGGGATATTCCTTCGATGCGGGAAAGAGCACGTATCGAGAAGAGGAAGTCGGCGAAGGCGGATACGTCTATGCGGAACCCGGGCTATATTCGAATGTTGCGGTCCTTGACATCGCGTCGATGCACCCAACCTCGATCGAACAGCTGAATCTGTTTGGCAAGTACACGGAGAACTTCTCTGATCTGAAACAGGCGCGTGTGGCTATTAAGCATGGCGATTATGAGCACGCTCGAAACATGCTGAATGGTAAGCTCGCTCCATATTTGAAGGACGAGGGCGACGCAAAGGACTTGTCCTATGCTCTGAAGATTGTAATCAACATTGTGTATGGTCTCACATCGGCCAAGTTCAACAACCCGTTCCGCGATATTCGCAACAAGGACAACATCGTGGCAAAGCGTGGCGCCTTGTTCATGATTGACCTGAAGCACGCGGTTCAGGAGAAGGGTTACCAAGTCATTCATATTAAGACGGACTCGATTAAGGTTCCAAACGCAGACAAAGAGATCATCGACTTTGTCACTGAGTTCGGCAAGAAGTATGGCTACGACTTTGAGCATGAGAACACTTACGACAAGCTCTGCCTCGTGAACAACGCGGTTTATATTGCGCGCGAGGGAGATCACTGGGATGCGGTTGGCGCTGAGTTCCAACACCCGTATGTGTTCAAGACTTTGTTCACTGGTGAGGACGTCATATTTGACGACTACTGCGAGACTAAGGAAGTCAAGCAGGGCAGTATCTACATTGACTTGGATTACGACAAGCCAATGGCCCTAGACGACGGCGACCGAATGATATTTGTCGGACGCACGGGTCGCTTTACCCCCGTCAAGGAAGGATACAACGGTGGTGTTCTCTATCGAGTAAAGGACGGAAAGGCTTATGCTGTTACAGGAACCAAAGGATATTTGTGGGCTAAGTCTTCTGTGGCTGAAGAGTACGGCATGGACGCTGTTGATGCTTCTTATGCTGAGTCTCTGGCATCGGACGCCAAGAAGAAGATTAACTCCTTTGGTCGATTCGAAGAGATGTTCGAGTGACACTCCTATATTTGACCAACTAGTAGAAGAGAGATCTGGAAAGTATATTTATGCTTAACGAAACCAAGATTCAGCGACGATTCCCCCGGCGTCGTTTGCTCAGCAAAGAAACGCTGAACACTCAGAATGAGATTAACAACCTCTTTCAGGACTTCACTCGAATGCTCGACAAGAAATTGCCGGACGGTCGTCTGAAGGCGCTGACGCTTACTCACCTTGAGACTTCTGGTATGTACGCTATGAAGGCTATTGAGGATGAGGCAAACTCGAAGCTCGCAAGGGCTAAGAGAAAGAAAGAAGAGGCAGAAGAAAGTGATTAACAAAGAACGTGCGTTCGAGATCGCTTTTCGTGAATCCCGAGACTTTGACGTGGCAAACAATGTGGTTGAGAAACTAGACAAGCTTGGTATTCTGGCGCGAGACCTTCCTAAAGATAGCGACACGAGCATTTTTGTTCCGAATGGCAAGGGATGGTTGCCGGGTGGTCCACACGGACCCAGTATTTGGACGGCACCCGGAGGAACAGTCATGGTTCAGAGAATTGAGCCGGGCAATCTCACTCCCGAAGAAGCTCGCGAAGTTGCCGACGTCCTTTACGCTGCTGCTGAATATTCGGAGAATGGAGAGACCAATGAGTCTTCCGAATAAACCAGCCTGTCCATATTGTGGAGGATACGGAGGCGCTCACTACAAGGACTGCCCGACTTATATTTGGGAGAAGAAATGAGTCAAGTTTGCGACATATGCGGTGGTAAGGACGGAGAGCACTTCTTAAACAACGGAAACCTCACCTCTGGTAAAGGTCATATTCACTACCAGAACATTGACCGTCAGAGTATTGAGCTCCCCTGCAATGAGTGCGGCGGGATTGGTATCTACCATTTTCCAGGGTGCTCTAGGCTTGATGGAGACGGCTCTGACGACCCAAACGTTTGTGACGAGTGCTTCGCACGCGATGGAAAGCATCTTGGAGAATGCAGCCATTTTTCAGGAAAGAGCGAAGACCTCGTGCCGGGATGCAATCACTGTAATCGGGACGACGTGATAGCCTGTTCTTCGTGCATAGATTGGAAGTTTAGGATGTATAAGGAAGACGACCCAGTAAACCACCCAAGCCACTACACCGCATATTCTGGTCTGGAAGTAATTGACTTGACCGAACAGATGAACTTCTGCCGGGGTAACGCTGTGAAGTATATTTGCAGGGCCGGAAAGAAGAGTAAAGAAACCGAGGTTCAGGATCTTGAGAAAGCCATCTGGTACCTCAACCGAGAGATTGAAAGAATCAAGAAGGATATTTAAGGAGTCAATCATGGCCAACACGGATAAGAACGAAGCAATGCAGGAACTCATCAAGAACAAGACGTCGGTAAACAAGAGCAACATCGGTCGCGTGAACGCTGCTGTGCATATTTACGGTATGCCTCGCGCTGCTCTGAAGGATCTTGTGAATCACGTGCTTATTTCTGGTGAGTACGGTAACTGCGTCGACATTGACGTAACCGACATCTAAGCAAATAAGCCATCGAAAGGATATTTACCATGGCCGAGAATCAGATTCTCATTGAAGACGCTCAGATCCGCTTCCGAAACTTCAAGGGCGCTGAGGGTCAGTACAACCGCGAGGGAGACCGTAACTTCGCGGTATTTTTGGATGAAGGCATTGCCAAGGAGCTTGAGGAAGACGGCTGGAACGTCAAGCGACTGAAGCCTCTGGATGATGCTGATCCGGACACGCCTCCGCAGGCATATTTGCAGGTGTCGGTTGCATACAAGAACCGCCCGCCGAAGATCTTCATGATCAGCTCTCGAGGTCGTACTCCGATCGACGAAGACCTTGTAGAGACGCTCGACTGGATTGATATTAAGACCGCAGACCTCATCATCAACCCGTATGAGTGGGTTGTGAATGGTAAGTCCGGTATCAAGGCATATTTGAAGAGCCTCTATGTCACGGTGGATGAGGACGCACTGGATCTGAAGTATGCAGACGTCCCTGACGCTCAGGAGGATGTCGACCCCGTACCCTTCTAAGGATATTTGACAGTGAAACCAGCAAAGTTTAAACACAGAATTCTTGGTGCTCCTGTCCTGGCTGTGCAAGTCGTTGACGGCAACCACTCCAAAGTCGCCAAATGGTGTAAGGGAGTTGTGAGAGGCCGCGGTAAGGCTAAGTCAGTATATTTGAACGAGAAGGACGGAAAGAGACAGGCGAAGACTGGATGGTGGGTCATTAACATATTTGACTCATACATCACAGTCGGAGACCGAACTTTTAAGAACGTGTTCGTCTCGGAAGACGACTACATCCCTGTAGAGCAACTCGAGGATTAAACACGCTTCTTAATGAGAGAGAGCCCAAACACGGGCTCATATTTTTCTCACCACCATGCGCACTACTATTTGAAAGGCTACAATCATGCGTACTATTTTTTCAGCAGTCAAGACCGGTGTTCTTAACGGCATTGCAGGCGCCGTGTCTCTTGCGATTGTTTGGAAGGTGAGCGATATTCTTCTGGAACGCTCATTCAAAGAGACCAAGAAGAACGCTAAGGACTTCTTCTCGAGCCTCCGAGATCTCGCGAAGGGTCTCATCAATCGCTAAATGAAGATGTGGGGTCTAAACAGGCCCCATATTTTTACCTCTGATAGGCTTATGACGATTTTCTATACACCCAGAGAAAGCCATGACTACTAGACACGCATATTTGGACCCTAGCGCAATGAAGCAGTCTGACACGTACGACAAGATGTACTGTCAAGTCAATGGGGTTCTTCTCACTCGCGAAAGCGGTATATTTGAAAACCACAGCAGCGAGAGATACACAGATGTGACTTGGATACTCGTCTCGAAGAAGAAAGACGGCGGGTACTCTGTGAGGATGATCCGAGACATTGGAGGCGTGGGATATTTGTACACGCACCATGTCGAGCATGTTCATTTTCTGCCAAGGAACACACCGACCACGTACAGGATTAGGAGGTTTTTATGGAGGCCGGAGATGTAAGGACGTACTGGTTTGGAGAAGGCACGAACGTTTTTGTGACCGCACCAACCGGAGACGTAGAGAACTACAACGAATACCGAAAGCGGCTCGGCAAGGGTGAGAACAAAGGCGATATTCTCGAAGAGCGTCACCTTCACGAGTCGTATATTTTGGTTTGCTCCTTGATTGGCAAGGCTGTGTTTGAACTTGATCAGGCAGAAGTCCCTGTCGAGAAAGGAAAGGATCACGCAATCCTGGTTGAGTATATTCAGCCGGAGGAAGTAAAGAAGGACTAACATGTGGGAGAACTTGGTTGACGTCGAGGCTTATGAATGCCTTGCGAACCCAATTAAGTGTATATATTTGAGTAGAAACAGGTTCTTTGACGTTGTCAACTTTCTCCCTAATGTCCTGTACAAGGTAGAGACGGTTCCAGATCTGATAGAGCCTTGGAATGTGCGGTTTGTACGCTGCCTTATATTTCCTTGCGGTCAAGGTCTTGATGTTGCCTACGAAGGCGACTGGATCATTGACAACGGAGACGGAACCTACACAACACACTCAGATCCGTCAGCTCTCATGTACCCTGAAGATATTCCGGCGTTCATTGAGGAAGCCGACATCGACAAGAAGGAATTGAACTCATGGTTTGGTTTGACCACCTAAACGGTATGCAGATTACCGACGACAACATTTCTGCAATGGCAAAGAAGCTCGCGGCTAAGGTCATTGATATTCAGGGCGAGGAAGGCGACAGCACTAAGCACATGCTGGTGTCCACTAACCGCGGAGACCTTGTCTTGAATGTGGGCGACTGGATCTCGTACGACCGGTTCGGACGGCTTCGCATCATGCGTATGCACGAGGCTGGTCTGGAGAACCTTCGTCCCATCACCAACGCGGACGACAACACCACACTTAACAAGGAGCGCTAATGGCTAAGAAGAACCTCTATGGAGCGAAGGGAACGGAACTTCGATATTCTACATCTTCTAATCCAAACAAACGTGAGAAGAAGACAACGAAGCTCTTTCCGGACTTCTTGCGAAAGAGTCTAGCCGACAAGAAGAAAAGCGACAAGAACGCCCAAGCCAAGAAGAAGCGCAAGGCGAAGAAGTAAACACTAGAAGTCATATTTAGCACTGGTCGAGAGATTCACTGCTAGATGTGGCTTCTAAACACGTACCTATATTTTTGCGCGGAGGGGAATCTTGGGATTCAAATCTGAGGTTGTGTTCAAACCCCATCAAAAGAGCGCTATATCTCGAATGAAGAACGGATGTGTGCTTTGGGGAGGTGTGGGCACAGGAAAGACTTACACCGCTCTAGGCTACTACATCGAGAAGGAAGCACCGCGTGATATTTTTGTCATCACCACTGCACGAAAGCGTGACGAAGGAGACTGGATTGACGAAGCGCGCGATTTGGGCATTGGAACTCGTAAGGACGGAACATATTTTGGCGTCATTACTGTGGACTCTTGGCAGAACATTGGTAAGTACACTGACGTCAAGAACGCGTTCTTTATTTTCGACGAGCAAAGACTAGTCGGAAGCGGTAAGTGGTCCAAGGCATTTTTAAAGATCGCCAAGCAAAACCGCTGGATTGTCCTGAGTGCTACTCCTGGCGACACTTGGCTGGACTACGCAACTATATTTATTGCCAACGGCTTCTACCGCACTCGAACTGAGTTCAAACGAGAGCATGTGGTGTACAACCGCTACGCGAAGTTCCCGAAGGTCGAGCGATATATTGGTGAGGGTAAACTCATCAAGCATCGCAAGGATATTTTGGTGGAGATGAAGTACGAGCGGCACACTAAGCGTCATGTCGAGGTTGTGGATTGTAACTACGACTGGGTCTTGATGGGTCGTGTCATGAAAGACCGCTGGCATATTTACGAAGACAGACCACTTCGTGATGTGGCGGAGATGCTGTTAGTTGCTCGTAAGCTTGTGAATAGTGACGAGAGCCGCGTGAACTATATTCGGGAGCGTCTCAAGTGTAAGGACAAGTTGATTGTCTTCTACAACTTTGATTACGAGCTCGAAATTTTGCGCGGGTTGGAATCTGAGGTTCCAATTGCGGAGTGGAATGGACACAAGCATCAGCCTTTGCCGAAGACAGACCGTTGGCTATATTTGGTGCAGTACACTGCCGGTGCTGAGGCTTGGAACTGTGTAGAGACGGACGAGATCATATTCTACTCGATGACGTACTCATACAAGCAGTTTGAGCAATCGCAAGGACGCATTGACAGGATTAACACGCCGTTCACGGATCTATATTACAAAGTCTTGGGTAGCAACTCAAGCGTAGACAAGATGATTTGGAAAGCTCTAAGTAACAAGAAGGATTTCAATGAGCGAGAGTTTAGAAACAAGTTCGGGGATATTTGACGATAGCCCAGAGATGGTGCTTAGTCTCATCGTTCTTGTGGCCACAATTATTGCGTTTGGAGCGGCTTACTACGATGTTCTCTTTAAGAACGAAGAAACAGTAAGAAATCTATATTTTCCTTCTCCGAACTCGGAAAGCGTACTGATCTGCAAGCAGTACGGAGACAACCCTATTGCAGAGTGCGACGTCTCTGACTTTGACGGCGTCTTGAACAACTAATCGAAAGGATATTTATCATGGGTAAGATTGTCATTGAGCTTCACGGAGACTTTCCGGAGCACCCAGAGGCTAAGGCAGAAGTCTTGAAGGGTCTTGTGGGCCAGTTGGAAGAGGTGCACTACGGAAGCGCTTGCCGTCCATTTTCTGAGACGGATGTGCGCATGGTGGCTCGCACTCGGGTTGGTAAGAAGGAGTTGTCTTTGGCTCGTTATTTGACGGCTGAGACGTCTTTGGCAGGCTTTCGGAAGATGAAGAAGAGGGCGAAGAACGAGTATGTATTTTTGAGGGAGCCCTGATGAAGAGTCACAGTGATCTGAATGAAACGGCGCCCGAAACACACGTGATTGAGTCTAAGTATAGAGGTCGAATCTATTTTTGGAGAGATGAATTCTCTGACTGGGCTCGAAGCGCGACTCTGTCGGACGTCTTTGGAGGGTCTAATGAGTGACGAATGGGTTGGGTTTCCAGACGAGTCCTTCGAATGGTGTTTTGATGCGGAAAGACGTGAGGTGATATATTTAGAGTACCGCAAGGAAGATTCGGATGGAAAGCCTTCGGAGATCTATGCTAGAACTGGTCCATATTTTGAGGAGGAGTTTGACAATGAGTCACAGTGATCTGAATGAAACTATACCCGAGACACACGTGATTAAATCTAATCGCGACGGCCGAACCTGTTATATTTTGATAAATGAGCTCTCTTCCTTTGAGCGGGTTGTGACTCTTTCGGAGACCTCTAGTGGGTCCGATGAGTTACGATTGCGCTATTTTTAGCGTGTAGAGACGTCATACTTTGTCCGCTCAAACCGCATACTTTGTGTAACGGGTGTGACTGATGTGGCGATAATGTCATACTTTCTTTGGGTGTTTTGGGCAAATACCATCCTATGTAGGCCTAAAAAGTCATACTATCTTTTTTGGTGAGATAGGATGGTATTTTGCGATTTTTGCAAAAGAAAGTATGACGTTTTGAGTCGTTCTTGCTGGTAAGAGAGTTTTGGTATATTTTTATACTACTTTATTATTAACTAATGAAAGTAGTAGAAAGGATGGTATTAAGGTAAAAAGTCATACTTTGTGCACTTTCTAGGAGCAAGGTTTTCGCAAAGATTTATTTTTTCAAGAAAGGATGGTGTTATGGAGGAATGGAGATCCTTAACCTTCCTTGGCTATGATCATTACGAGATAAGCGATCATGGACGAGTTCGAAACACGGACACAGGACGAATCATAAGGGTTCATCCTAACAACCACAACATCTATCATGTTGGTTTATATTCTGAGGGCGTACGAACAAACTACAGTGTCGGCAAGTTAGTAGCGCTCGCATTTTTACCCAAGCCTGAAAGCGAATACTTCGATACAGTCACCCACAGGAACGGAAAGAAGTACGACAACTACTACGGAAACTTGGAGTGGCGTCCGCATTGGTTCTCGGTCAAGTACAATCAAGAGTACAATGCGATGAACTCATATCCTGAGACTCCTGTTGTTGAAACAACCACAAACCTCTGGTTTAAGCGAGTTCGAGACGCGGCGTCATATTTTTGTCTTCTTGAAGAAGACGTACACAAAGCCTGTCTTGGAGGACCCGCGCCTATATTTGGAAGAGACTTACGATTCGAGTACGAAAGTGAAGACTAATGTTTGGCCCAACAAACCCGCAAATCCTGCCAGTGGAGAAGTCGCTTGAGGTGATTGGCTTCCCAGACTACATCGTAGATCAGCGAGGTGTTATATTTAGAAAGAAGAACCGAAAGGAAATTCAACACCAGTATAACAACTACGACCATGTCTACGTCACGCTATATTCTAATGGAAAGCGAAAGAACGTCGGTGTGGCAAAAGCTACCCTGATTGCACACCAAGGAGAGTCTGACAACCCACGAGAGAGTTATATTCTCCACAAAGACGGCGACACCACTAATGTCTCTCTGTCTAACATCATGTGGGCAAGCAAAGTCCGTTCTTACAACCACCATCAGCGCATGAGGTCTAAGCGTGGTATATTTGAGTACGAAAGCCGTCCAATTAAGGAAGTGACACAAGGGCTCACATTCGACAACATCTTGCAAGCGGCTGCATATTTTGTGGGCGATCCGTTTGAGATTGAGAACAACCTACTTGGATTCCATAGCGACTTCTTTCCAAAGAGTTCCTATGACTTTCGCTACCGCTAGCCATATTTTTCGAAAAGTGGCTAAAAAGCCTATCCATACCTGTTCGAAACACATACCTTAATAGAAGGAGATAAGACTTTACATCTCTTTATATTTTTGGAGGTCAGGTTGTGGCTAAAGAGCGAGATTACCAAGCAGGTCTAATCAAGCGCTTGGAGAGCATATTTCCAGGATGCATGATTCTCAAGAACGACGCTAACTACCGACAGGGCATTCCAGATCTTCTTATTTTGTTCAAAGATCGTTGGGCTGCCCTTGAAGTGAAGCAATCGGCGAAAGCCAAGAAGCGTCCTAACCAAGATTACTATGTCAATCAGATGAATGACATGTCTTATGCGTCCTTTATTTCTCCCGACAACGAAGTGGAAATTCTAGATGAGATTCAAAGAGCACTACAACCTACAAGGAAAGCACGCGTTTCTAAGTCCAAGTAGTTACCATTGGATTAACTATGACGACGACAAGTTAACTGATCGCTTTAATACCGCCATGGCAGCCGCTCGCGGCACGGCTCTTCATGAGTTTGCTAAAGATGCGATTGAATTAGGCGTTCCTCTTGCAGACAATGGACAAACTATATCCTTGTACGTGAACGACGCTATTGAGTATCGAATGACTCCAGAGCAAGTTCTATATTACTCGGACAATTGCTTTGGAACAGCAGACGCTATTTCCTTCAACGGGCGCTTTCTTCGAATCCACGACCTCAAGACAGGCGTCTCACCCACTTCAGAGCATCAGCTTGAGATCTACGCTGCTATATTTTGCCTCGAGTATGGACACAACCCGTTTGATCTCCAAATGGAAACTCGAATCTACCAGTCTGATGAGATTCGTTGCTATGAGCCAGATCCAGGTGACATCATCCATATTATGGATACAATCATTCAGTTTGACAAGCGAATTGAACTTCTTAAAGATTCCATGTAGTTATATTTTTGAAAGGAGTTGTCATGCCTCTCATCATTGATGAAGAAGACTATCTGGCTCACTACGGTATGCCTCGTCGCTCTGGTCGATATCCTTGGGGCTCTGGCGAGACTCCCTACCAGAGAAGCGGCGATTTTCTTTCCAGGATTCAAGACCTTCGTAAAGAAGGATATTCTGAAACGCAGATTGCTGAAGCCATGGGAATCAACACAACCCAACTTCGTGCTTACAAGAGTGTGGCTCTAAAAGAGAAGCGCCACAATGATATTTTGCAGGCGCAGAAGCTCAAAGACTCTGGAATGTCGAACCTTGCTATTGCTAAGGAGATGGGAATCTCAGACCACAAGGTTGCAGATCTTCTTGCGCCCGGCGCGGCAGACAAAGCGGATATTTTGAACGCTACGTCGAACATGCTAATGAGCAAAGTCAACGAGAAAGGTTGGATTGACGTTGGCTCCGGAAACTCTAACTGGCTTGGCGTGTCTGAAGAACACCTAAAAGCTGCTTTGGAGATTGCGGAGGCTGAAGGGTATGAGGTTCATACGGTCAAGATTCCTCAAGTCAGCGATCCGAACAAGATGACAACCTACAAGGTGCTTGCTCCTGCTGGAACAGACCAAAAAGATATTTGGATGCACCCTGAGAAGATCCAGACCATCGACGACTACAGCGAAGATGGCGGAAGGTCTTTCGTTCAGATCCAAAGACCTAAAAGCATCGACTCTAGCCGAATTCAAGTTGTCTACGGAGACGAAGGTGGTGCTGAGCGTGATGGCATGATGTATATTCGCCCCGGCGTTGATGATATTTCGCTTGGTGGTTCCGCCTATGCTCAGGTTCGTGTTGCAGTTGACGGAACACACTATCTCAAAGGCATGGCCATGTACAAGACCGACATGCCCGATGGTGTTGATGTTATATTTAACACAAACAAGAAAGACACCGGAAACAAGCTTGATGCTCTAAAAGAGATGAAGTCTGATCCAGACAACCCGTTTGGTGCTCAGATCAAGCGCCAAATTCTCGATTCAGACGGAAAAGTCAAGTCTGCTATGAACATTGTGAACGAAGAAGGAGACTGGAACAACTGGTCTGACAATCTTGCGTCACAGATGCTTTCGAAGCAGTCTAAGAAGTTGGCAAAGTCTCAGCTGGATCTCGCATATTCTGAGCGACTTCAAGAGCTTGATGATATTAAGTCTCTTACAAACCCTTCAATCAAGAAGAAACTTCTTCAGTCTTACGCAGATCAAATGGACTCGGATGCGGTTCACTTGAAGGCAGCGGCACTTCCTCGTCAGAAGACGAAGGTTATTTTGCCTATGCCAGAGTTGAAAGACAACGAAGTCTATGCCCCAACATATCGTGATGGCGAAACACTTGCTCTTGTTCGATATCCTCATGCAGGAACCTTTGAGATCCCGGAAGTTGTGGTTAGAAACCACCCAAAGATCAAGAAAAAATATGGGATGCTTCCGGATGCTATTGGCATCAACTCTAAAGTTGCTGAGCGTCTTTCTGGTGCCGATTTCGATGGCGATTTTGTCCTGGCGATCCCTAACAACCAAAAGAGAGTTAAATCTACGCCTGCTCTTGAGGGATTGAAGGGGTTTGATCCTAAGTCCTACGCATATCCTAAAGAGGTTACTAAGGACCCGGGTTTCAAGAAGATGTCTGATAAGACAAAAGGCCTTCAAATGGGAACGGTCTCAAATCTTATTACAGACATGACAATTAAAGGTGCAAAAGAGGACGAGATTGTTCGTGCTGTTAAGCACTCAATGGTTGTTATTGATGCTCAGAAGCACGATCTTAACTGGAAGAAGTCCGCCGCAGACAATGGTATTTTAGCTCTGCAAAAGAAATATTCCAGTCCGACTCGTGGTGCCGACACTCTTATTTCTAAATCAACTGGCTCTGTCAAAGTCGATGAATTCCGCCCTAGGTCTATGGCCAAAGGCGGGCCCATTGATAAAAAGACAGGTAAGGTTATTTATGAAAAGACCGGCAGGACTAAGAAGAATAAAAAGGGGGAGACTGTCAAGCGCCTAACGGAGACCACCCAGGGTGCAATGACAGATAACCTCCACACCCTATCCTCCGGGTCGGAGATAGAGCACGTATATGCCACCCATGGCAACAAGCTTAAGTCTCTAGCCAACCAGGCTCGTAAAGAGATGATGGCAACGAAGACGATTCCTTACTCTCCGTCAGCTAAGAAGGCGTACTCTTCTGAAGTAGAGAGCCTTAACAAGAAACTTGACACCGCTGTTAGGAATGCTCCTCGTGAAAGGCAGGCTCAAGCTATAGCTAATAGTCAGATTCGTGCAATCAGGAAAGACCATCCTGAGTATGATAGTGATGACATTAGAAAGGCAAGAGGAAGAGCAATCAACAACGCTCGCGCTCAGACTGGAGCGAACAAGACTCAAGTAAAGATTGAAGAGCGTGAATGGGAAGCCATCCAGGCAGGCGCAATCAGTGCCCACAAACTAGACAAGATTCTCCAGAATGCCGATCTAGATGTTGTTCGTGAGCACGCAATGCCAAAGAGACAGAACGGAATGACTAAAGCAAAGGAAGCAAGAGCCAAAGCAATGCTTAACTCTGGTTACACTATTGCTGACGTTGCCGATGCTCTTGGTGTTAGCGCAACTACAATCACAAGAATTGAGTAATCAAAAGAAAGGAGACAAATCATGGCTTCGCTACTTACAACTGTTGACAATCCTTTCAATCCTCATACAAACTTTGACGAATGGTATGCATTCGACTTACGTATGGGGTATGATACACTGGGCTACCTTGCAAGAATCACCCCAACCTCTCCGGAGTTAACGGAAGAAGAACAGGAGATGTTCGCGGAAGCAGCTATAGACGAAGCGGTTAGGATAAATCCGCTTGGAATCTATAGAAAAGTTTCTTATACCCCTGAGGGTGTGTAATTACTAAAAATAAAAAGAACCTCTTATTTTTTAGTTTTTACACAATCGCCCCCTATCTCGTTTTTCTTTGACGCTCTCAATAGAGACCCTACAAAGATCTACGAGGTTAGGGTTTAGATTTGGGGTCAAAGACATTAAAACAACCCACTCCTTATCTTTTTGGACTTCTATCATATGTTAATGTTGTAAAGTCGGTTCGATCTTTTATAGTTCGTCCTTTCATTTACGACTTTAAACCTATTGTTAAGAGAATCGTTTGATCTTTTATGAAAATTATGAAGTTAAAAGAAACTTTGTTCTCAAAAATTATGGTTTAATATAAAAAGATAAGTAGTGCGGGTTGTTTTATTTTTTATTTTGACCCGGGGGAGGGGTGTTCGAAAAACATACCCCCTCC